GCACTGTAAAGTTAAAATTTATCTTTAGAAGTTGTGGAAATAACTTTTCTCCACGAACCATAAAAAACCCCGCATCTACATCCGGCGCGTAATTAACTCCGCTAAGATATCCTACTAATTCTTCTTCTCGGCCGGAACTATAATTTGATATCAAATTAGCCCACTTGAGAGTTACCAGAGGAGAAGCCTTTAAGACATTCCCGAACTTTCGTTCTCCGTTGGCGTATACAGGATATAAAAACTTGATTAAAAGATCAACATTTCCGGTATTATCGATTGCTTCCTGGCGGCTAGCCGAGGGAACATCAAATGATAAAGTAATTTGGCGGCTCGTTCTTTGAAAAGTAGCCAAAGGATCCATGCGGCCATAAACTGGAGTAGGATTCCACTCAGATGTAAAATTATCTGAAAAGTCTGTTACCCAGCCCTCGAAGGCAACTTGTGCTCCCGTCGCCACGTGCCTAAAAAAGATTTTCCAATTAGGATTCTTTGGATTTGCAGGAAGATTAGGATTGCCGTTGCCGGCAATATTACGAAACGGATTCATCATACAATAGCCCTCACAAGTATATAGTTAGCAACTAAGAACTTATTAACCGCCGCCGGTTAGATATGCAGGTCTGCCAAACTTGTTATTCAGGTCTACATTAGTTTTATAAAGATCGCGACCTTCTGCTTGCAAAACTACAGTGGTGGGGGCTGACCTTTCCACTCCAACTTTCTTCATTTCCTGAGTTAACTCCCCAATTTTGTCAGCCAACAGTCTAGTGCTGCCTTCCTCAGTTCTTGTCGGGAGATTCGCAACCGTCTGCAACATTCCTTCGGGACCTCTATTTAGAGCGGCCGTGGGCGCTACTGCGCGAGATGCTCCAGCACCAACCACATTCCGGCGAGAGGGAGCAACAGCTCCACCACCGCCGCCGGCATGCGGGCTAATTATGCCCTCGGCAGCAAGAGTGGCGCGACCGACCTCTGTGCTGCCTCTCACCACCGAGCGCGCCCGGCCGGTGGCAGCTTGGGCAGCTCCGATGGTGAATGCGACCCCGGCCAATTTGGCGCCAGTTACAAGTAAGGGAATTGCAATTGGGACCAGTCCCGAAGCGAGCGCAGCGAGGCCGCCAACGATCATTAATCCTCCCACAACATACATAATAGTCTTAGCTTTGGTCACAAATTCTTCTATCGCGCGGCCGGCACCTCCGGCGCCGATTATCATATCCTGAAATCCTCTCACCATAGGCAGAATGGTCTCTTCTATAAGAGGACGCAAATCAATCAACAAGGCAGCAAATGTTGCGTTCACTTGTTCCATAATCGATTGCACCTTAGCGGCCTGAGATTCTAATTTTGCCTGAGCGAGCGCTTGTTTTTCCATTTCAACTGTGGCGGCTCCAAATATTCTTCCTGATTCTTCCACGCTCATACCCAAGGCATCAGCAATCGCCATCTTTTCATAGCGTCCAAGCTGATCAAACTGTACGCCGGCCATATCTATAGAACGCTGCAAAATATCAATACGCTCTTCTTCGGTAGCATTCAACATATCAATTGAATTTAAATAAGGGCCGCCTAGGATAGCGTTTAAACGCCCCACTGCTTGGCCAGCTGAATCAAATTGATCGAATTGGGCGACTAGGCCTAATAATTTGTCTACTCCTAATCCCGTTTCCTTAGCATGTTTGGCGAGACCATCAAAGACCTTCATCATATCTTTGCCATGGCGCGCCAAGATGGGAGCAGCTGCAGCGAAGGCGGCCGCTATTTCGGAGGGCGGCATCTTCAAAGCATCTGCTGTTGATTTAAGATCTCGCAACAAAGTCTCGGCTTCACTTCCCGTCATGCCCATTGCGCGAGTTGCAAAATCTAAGTTCTGGGCTGATACCTGAGCAGAGATACCAAATTCTGCCAGGAGTGAGGTGGTTTTGGCTATATTGGTTTGTGTATGACCCGACAGCTGTGTAAACGCGGACATGTCCGTATATAAGGTTGTCCACGCGTCGCCCGCTTCCTGTATTGTGACACCGGAAAAAGCAGTTGCGCGCTGCATTTGTGTCATCATGATGTTATATTCGTCACCAGCTCCAGTGGTACGCTTAAATTGGCTTATTACTTCGTCTTGCGCTTTAACTAAATCAATTGCTTTCCAGACATAAGCAGTAAGACCTTCAGATATCTTAGACAACCCGGCCGTTACAAGTGCGCCGGCGCTGAACATCTTCTTGAACCCGGCAACGACGCCGGCTATGCCTTCTTTACTATAGAGGCGTGTCCTCTGGTCCAGTTGTTTGGTGGCTGTCGACAGCCCAAATAATACCTCGGCCCATTCTTTACCGACATCGATGCCCTGCTCCTCGAAAGTAAGACGATCGCGCATGCCGGAAAGGCGCTTGGCCTCCTCTTCGGTCAGTGTGTCGAGGAGAGCAAGTTCATCTTCCTTAATTTTAATACTCAGCCTCTTGATCTCAATTTCAAGCTTTAGCTGCTTATTTTTTTCTTTTGTCGCCTTCGCCAGCTCTTTTTGAAGTTCCAGGAAAGCCCTGTCTCTGATAAGATCTTCTTCCAGGTGCCGGGTGTCGCGAGCGCTGCGGCCGCCCGGGGCTGCAGCGCCACCGGCGCCTCCAGGGCCACCGCCGCCTCCAGCGCCACCGCCGCCTCCAGCGCCACCGCCGCCTCCAGCGCCGCCGCCTCCAGCGGCCGCAAAATATATTCTTTTATAAGTACTCATCTATGCTGCCCTACTTGAAAGGCCACAATAGATCTGTTTCTTTTTCAAACCGCTCTACTGCTCGATTTAGAGTGTACTTGGACTCTAGTGTTTTTTCGTCAGTGAGCCCGAGATCTATATAATTTTGCATGTAATCTTTTTCACTCTTCAACGCTGTTGTAAAAACTTCAACTTGCTGGGGAGTCCCAACGATTTTAACTCTCGGAGCGCTGAGATCTTGTGTCTCTTGTGCCTCTCGACGGAGATCGAGAAAAGGATCTGGAGGTTCTGGAGGGAACAAATGTCGTAGCAATAACTTTACGGCGCCGGCAAATTGTGCTATAAAAGACTCATTGAGAGTCTTTTCCTTAGCAGACAAATTGATAACATATGGAATCATTTCTTCCGGCATACTATATCACCCCTAGTGTATATTAATTAGTATCCTAGCAGCAAAACCGTACTATCGATCGAGTTTATGATGATGGGAGTCCCCTTCTTGGGCTTCTTTTTGTTTTTCGAATTCTTTAATTAATCTTTTAACAAACCAGTGTCTCAATTGTATAGGAAGACTATACGCCTCAAAAAAACTCCAGCCGCCATGGTGCTTAAGAACAAAAAGTTCTTCATAAACAGCTTCCATGTAGCTATCGTTGAGGCCAAAAAAAGTCCGCGGTCAAAGGGACCGCTATCCTCCCATCATAGGCACAGCCATTGCAATTGAATTCATGAGTTAGGTCTATATCTGGGCAGACCTCTTCATATACTTTTTTAATATATCTCGCATCCTGAATGGGAAGAATATTTACAAGCTTATTAATATTTTGTGGTTCTGAATTATCCTCCACGGATCTTATAAGTAATTTTAATAAATCTGTGCTTGTCGTATTGGGAAGTTTTTGTTTCTTTTTACGCTCGCTCGTCATCAAAAAGTTTTTTTCTTCCTTGCCGGTTAACAAGCGTATCTCTACCTCAAGTCTTGCTTGAGGGAGCTGAAGGAAAAATGTATTATTAGACTCGCGCGTGACGCCTTCGGGAAGCGTAGAATCTTTTACTTCTAGCGTATGTAAATCAAACTCAACTTGCTGTGTCTCAGAACATGTTGGACAGGTTACGCGCGTTTCATATAGAGAACCATAGCCAGTTATTCTAGAACCTACCACTAAAGCATTCTTGTCACCCACAAGTAAATCATCTAACTTGATTTTTTTATTCACTACCAGCGCTTCTAAAAGTCTTTCTATCGCTATTCCTTTGCGTAATAAACTTTCAGAAGTTAGAATATCTTCTTCTTTGGCCGTCATGTGGCGAATTTCAATTGAAGTTTGCCCGTGAAGCGGATGCCCCTCGTTATAGAACTCACCTTTACTGGGAAGATCTATAAACTCTGTGGGAACCACAAAAGAAAATATATCTTCTGAACTATTTTGGGGGCTGGGGGGTGTAGCGCTGTCCGGATGTGGAGCGCCAAGGCGCTCCTGATTATTTCGTCTACTCACTCATCACCTCTTTTCTAAATTACCGGGGACGGCAGCGTCGTAGTGCTAAATGCTGATGCCAAGCCGGCCGCGGCTCCTGTTTCGTAGGTGGCCCAATCATACTTAAGAGACATAGTCACAGTGAGGATACCGTCTCCACTATAATCTAGATCGCCAAACTTAGTACTGTCGATCCAAGCATTGTTCAAAGTCCACACACCAACTACTCCGCCTTCTCCGTCTAATTCACGAATAATCACATCTCCCAAAGCCGCCAGAGCATCTGCTTTATTAATGGTTCCCACGGGGTCGCCGGTATTGAAGGCGCCCGCTTGTTCATCGGGAGTAAGATAACCAGACTTCATCAGCGCGGCATAAAGAAGCGCGTTTCCGTCAGGATCTACAGAGTTAACAATCGTAACTGAAATTGCGTCCCAGGAAACCGTTCCAGGATAGTGATATTCATTTCCTAAAAACCTATGAGTAACTGGGCTAATAGTATATCCGGGAGTTCCAGCTGTCATAGCTAGATATTCTTGATAGGTAGAACCGTCCTCGGTTGTCAGATTAGTAAAATTAATTAAATATCTGTGTTGTCTCTTCGGTTCCGAAGCTGCTAAATTCCAAAATGCCATTATCTCTTAGTCTCCCTAAAATTAAATAGTGGGGGTATATAAAATACCCCCCTTTTTTATTAATCTACGAATGAGGCTCCCGTTCTTGTAATATTAAAGTCAAGAGCAATATATTCTATAGCACGCGTCGGCTTCAAAAAGATCTTCGCGTAGAGTATATTGCGGTCGATCAAATCAGCAGTTGTCGTACTATCATCTAGCACTAACTTATAATCAGATAGGCCAAAATTGGTCTTAACTTCTTCAAGGAAGGGATTAACTTGCCCCGTGAAACGATCCCAGGTCTTACGTACGTTCGGCTCGAACAGAATCTGACTCGCAATCTGAGAAATTCGCTTCTTGAGGAAGATCAATAGCCGTCGAACATTAATTCGATCCAACGCCGAAGGTGTAACTTGTAGCGTCTTCTGACCGAAAATTACTAGACCTTCCGCAGGGAACTTAGCAATCGGATTAACATTAGCCTCGTATAAATCATCCCGCATCTTCCGCGTCAGCCGTTCAACCACATTAATGATTGGTACGCCGGCAGCTCCTACAGTAAGACCGCCTCGGTTAAATCCGGCCGGTGCAAACCATACCTCTGTTTTGCGTTGAGAGCTAGAGAAAACTCCAAGTGCCGCTATGGATGGAGGCGCCCACAGAATTTGTCCTGTGATGCTATCTCGCATCTGTACCCAAGGATAGTAAGCACAAGCATAGCTTGTATTTACGCCCCTGTCTCGCAAGTCACTGACTGTCCTGGTGACGCTGCCGCGACGATCCGCAAAGCTGTCAGTATTTTCAGTCGTTGGAATATAGCCACCCTCAAGGTCGACTACCGCTAACGAGTCGCCGCGATCCTCACATGTATTCATGAGGTGGGTGGTAAGCCCCGGCTGAGTAATGCCCGGTACGGTGGCCAGATTCATTTCTACGACCTCTGGATCTGCGATTGAATCAACGGCTCGCTTAACACTATAGAAAGCATAGTTCCCAAATTCACTTGGATTGTTGTCCAAGTCTGTATTATTAAACGGTTCCGGCTCTAAAATATCCAAGCCATCGAACCCGCTGTGAATCGGTATTGTAAACCGATCAAACCCATCATCGAGAACGCTCTGCCATGTGCCTTGAGCAGTCAAGGAGGCGCCCGCGACGCGGGAGCCACTTACCCATACAGCATTGTTAGTCCCGCTGCCGCTGATATCATCAAGAGTAAAGACCGTCGAGGCTTCACATCCATCTGCCCCGGTATTAAATTGGTTAGCAGCACCAATTCCGCCCAAGGCTCGTAATAAATCTATATTTGACCTCTCAAATCGTAAACTCGATGGAGAGCGTCCCACCGCAAAGCCAAAGTAGGCATCAGTAAAGTTACCTATACCGCCATCTGAAGCACTTATGCGCATCGCTGGGGCTGGGAATCTTATCGAAGCTGATAAACTTCCCGTCTTGCCGTGCACCAAATAGGTGCCATCTGTGGCACCGCCTAGGTCGACAACATCAAACGCCGATCCAGTTCGACCAATATACGTACTACGTGGCCCGGAATTATCCGAGAAGAACACGTCAGCATATTTAACTATGCCGCGGGATCCGAAGGGAAGCATCTGCGCGTCGGGTGGGCCGCCCAGATCGACAGTAGAATCCATCTCAATGCGAATGTATTTGGATTGATTAATATATTGTCCATCTTCTTGATAGCGTCGTTCGTTATCATTCCAAGTGCTAACTCGGTCACCGATCTTTCGTCCTACATAATTTAAAGAATTCGGATTTAAGTTACAATCATTAAATTGTTCCACGACTCGAACCACATTATCTGAATCGTCTAGTTTACGAACTTTCACGGTGAAAGTGCCATAATCTGTAGAGTCGTTTGTTGAAGCCTTGATACTCTCTATCGAAATCTTAAGGTTTCGACTAGTCCAGGCACCCGGCTCATCCATGGCATGGAATCTAAATAAGTTAGGCATGTTGGCCGGATTATAGGTGCCGGCATTTGTACTAATGTCCTGACTAAAGATCCACGGAGTTTGAGCAGAAATCAAGGGATATTCTAAATTGCCCGCATTGTTGCCGGTCGCGGCGCCGTTGCCTACCATAGGTAGCAGAGCAGCATAGGTAGTATCTCCTGAAGAAGCGCCAACTACGGTCTTAAGGTGCCTTTCATAAGACTCTCCAAGCCAATAAAATAGCTCATCTTGAGTAGTCTGGGCATTTGTTAATTGAGGATTTGTATTAAAGACTTTGCGAATATATTTTGAACTATTTTCGTTAAAATTAAAAGCAGTTACTAAATTATTGGTACCATCATAATTCTTAACAATTAATTTATACTCGTAGTCTCCGATTGATTCAATAAGACCGCATGTACCGGTTACCGCATTTGAGGTTCCCGCAAGAGTTCCAGTGAGAGCCAAGTTGGGTCCATTTGAAGAGCTTACAACATAAAATGTTGCTGCCAGAGCGCCGAAGACTTGGGAGCTGTCGTCTCTTCCTCCCGTAAATCCGGATACCGAAGCACTTAGATGATTGGCGGTTTCAACCTTGATGAGGGCGTTGTTGCCGGCGGCGCTGCACTCGTGCATCCTAAGCATTACCGTGTCTGCGGCGCCCGGTATGTCGGACGCGAAGCCTACTACCTCGACGCCGGGCTGGCCGACTGCATCGTGGAAGCCGGCAGCTGAGTCTGTATTATTTGTTCCTGAAGCAAAAGTTATTAGTCCAGGGCCCGGGTGTGGAGGAAGGACCGCGCCGAAACCGGGGCCCGGGCTGAACTCCGACCGATATCCGGTAGAAGAAGTTATTGCGAAGAAATCAGTACCAATTGGTAATGAACTCGAAGCTGGGCCGGGACCGTCAAAGACGATGCTACCGGTGGCCTGGTTACAGCACGGATTGCAGGAGCCCGTATTAAAAACGAACAGCCCGTAAACGCCCGCACCGTTGCTATTGTTAGCACTGTCTACTGTCCAGCCCGCGTCTCCGGTGATAGTTTTATCGGAACTCTCGGCTCCCAGTAGACGTACATAAGTTAAAGGAGAACTATTTCGAAGATAAGCTTGCGCTGCGTAAGGACCATAGGTGGGGCCCACTGTGTTGCCGTCGCGCCAAATATCACTGTTTTCGCCACCGCCACCAGGAACCGGGTTACCGAATACACTTATAAATTCCGAAAACGAATTTAGTGTAACGGGGCGTAGGCCGGGACCTGAACGGGCGCGCCCTATTACGACCGGCCCTATCCCCGCTGGGGATGCCGGAAGCTGCGAGTTATCAATTTCATTAATAAAAACGCCAGGTGAAACAAACCTATACTTCTTAACTGACATACTGGGAGATCTCCTTTTTCAAATCTCTTTAAACAACTTAATGTTATTCTCTATTAAATAGTACGAGCGGGACCGAACAGTCTTATTCTCTATAAAATCCTCTACTATCAATAGTATCTGGAATATCTCCAAAAATAGCTCGCTCTCGCTGGAATCTAAATTCCACAGCGTTTTCTCTTTTAACTAAGCGAGGCCTCTCTTGGTTATCTCCCTCTCCAATCAAATAGCCGAGCACTGTCACGTTAATTGTGGTTTCATAATTACGTTGTGCCATCTCTAGATTGTTTGTATTACTGTTGTTCATATAATTTCCATCCAGAAAAACTTCAAATTTGTGGTTATCATATTCAATGCGAGGAGGCATAGTGCTGTTGCCAGCTATGGTAACCCACGGCTGGATAAGATCGTTCATTTGCTGTTGATATTCCGTTCGAAGACTAATTTCATAAGAAACATTAATCCACGTTGGTAGCGGAATAGTAATGGTTTCATACACTACCTTTTGAGTTGGCATGTTCCGACTGTTGGTACTTTCCATACCTGATCGGACGCCATCTGGGCCATATCGACGGGCAGCCAAATTGTTTTGAAACTCAGCCGTTTTTTTCTGATTGATGCGGCGCGCTACAGTAATAACACCCCCTTTCTCATCGTCCACAGCATACAAATTAGCATAAGGAACTCCACGCTTGTTTGGATCTTTTACTGTCGCTTTTCTTTCAATCGTTATGAGCGGCAAAATCAAAGTTTCTTCGCGATCTCGGAGTTCTTTTCTATTTTTGATTTGGAAGGATCTTTCGGCGCTCGCCCATATAATATGCACTTTGTTAAACCCTTCATTCGTCGTAGTAAAAAGATTCATTTTGTCATTTACAAAATTATATAAAGCGTAGTCGATAGTTTCCATAGTCGAAGGCATAAAAATGACCTCTTGTAACTTATCTTGAACGTCTTTAGACCCAACATAATCAAATCTATCTGCATATCTATTTTGTAATTGTCTTTGAGTTTCTCTAACTGGCATTTTCTACCATCCCCTATGATTGGCCCGAAGGCGAAGATTGTCCATTGGCTCCATCATTAATACCTCTAAATGTTCCTCGGCGGGCGCGTACACATTCGGCACTAACTTGGAACTTGTGGTCCACCTGGCCAAAATAATATCGCGTGTCATTAAACAATCGTACTATTTCGTAAAGTTCCTCGCCATACTGTACAAAATCGCCCGGGCGAACATATAAATTTTGGTCCGCAGTGAGTCGTTTGCGATGAAAATTAATTGTTAATTTAGTTTGATAATCATAGCTGTACTTATCATTTTTTTGCTCATTTTCTACGACCACGTAGGCATACACACGAACTGGAGGTAAAAAGGTCTTATTGACAGATTCTCCGTATAGCGGATGAAAATTAGTGGCCTCCAAATCTATAGGATAATATAATACCGTCTGACCGATAACTCTCTCGGCTAGTTCATCGTTGACTTGCTTAACAAGATCCCTTTCCTTTAGCCCAAAAAACATGGGAGGAGGAGGAGCATCAGGCTGTGTCCATTTATCGTTAGGGTTTCCCATCTATCTACCCTACATATATGCCGGCCGGAATATCGCCCAACAATTTTTCAGCATTATCGCCCAAAGTGGCATCCAGTTCGGACAGCTTAACATAAGTAAGCTCATCGAATGTTGTTTTAAGTTCCTCTCTTAGTGCATCTTGTTCTGCTTTAGCCTGAGATAAGAGTTCGCTGTGATTTAAAGTAACGTTATCGCCCGGAATCGGAACAGTACTAAATTTACCCCTTACTTGACCCAGCATCTCTTTTGCAAGAGCTAAAGAAAATCGTCTAATCCACTGTTTTCCGATTGAATTAATGCTGGTATAGGCAATATTTTGGAAAGGGAGGGTGTTCATATTATTAATACCTTGAACGCCCGTTTTGCTATTTGGTTCAGACTCTTCCCATGGACTACTATCCACAGTAAAATTAAACCAAACACTTCCAGGGTATATATTGCTCGGTTGGGGGAATATTCTTATATTGTTATTTTTAATTTCATAGGACCAGTGAGAAACACGCGTATTAAGAGCATCTTCGTATGCCATGGCCTGCAGTTTATTTTGCCATACAGGAACAATATCGAAAGTTGAATCATCAGCGTACTGACCATAGGTTCGCAGGTTGCCTACTACAGAAAATCCGCCATAATATCCATAAAAGCGCCACATCGCATTGGGAGTTTTATAATAAACCCTTCTAATAATAATTTTTTTATTTCCCACTCTTCCGAAATATGATGCAGACGTGTCAGTTGCGGCTGACGATGAAATAATGTTCTGGAGGTCATAATCTTGTGTCCCGGTCCTAGTATTAAACGAGGCCGAATATATATTGTCGGTGCCTCCGAGGCCTGTTTCTGTGATTGCTCTGTCGCTAAACCGCCTTATATAACCATAATCAAATTTAGGATAACGAAGCTCGATTTGAGAACCAGATAGCGCATCTCCAGTCAGAATTTGACCATCCTGATCAAACGACGCTGTCGTGTGCCCTAAAAAGCTCGAAAGAGAGTTCTTAGATTGATGCACATTAACGATATACGAGTATTCTAAAACAGCTTCTTCGTAGGATGCATAAATATTTCCCTCTGTCAGTTCAATATCTAATACATCTCCGCCCAGTTTTTTATAAGTGTAGGCAACTTGATCTGCTGCGCCGGATAAAAACTGTGTTACAGAGGCATATATCCCAAATGGCAGCGTTGTGGCTACATTAGCTTCGGAGCCAGTAGCAGGCAAAACATTTTTATTGGTTGTCGATGCGGGTCTTAGGACTGGAAGCGCCATATATAATCCTCAAGGTAATTAGTGACTCTATCATAAATAGAAAGCCCCAGCTCATAGAGCCGGGGCTTTCGGTTATTTATCCAAATAATGGACTAGATATTAGCCTTGCATATCGGCTATTACAACTAGACCATACATGTCAGGACGCACCATCTGCTTGGCGTACCGAGTCATGACACCCTTACGGGGCACGAAATCTTCGACACCAAAGATGGTGGGGGTTGTCTGGAGCGGTACGTACGGAGCGTACACATATCCGGACTCTAGGAAACTGCCTCCCCGTCGTCCAACCAAAACAACGTTTCGGAGGAAGTACGGGTCAACATAGATGTCCCACTTCTTGGAAAGATTACCAACCTTAACAGCACCAGCAGTACCACGATCACTATCCACCGCTACATTAGCGCGGAAACCAGCCGTGAACTCTAGGATGTTAGCAACTTCAGGTCCGCAGACAATAAAGTTGGCACCACCCCGGAGAGTCTTCCGGTGAATCTGGGCCGACACATCATTAACAGTCTCAACAAGAGTTTCATACCACTCACTTACATTACCGGTGAAATCAGCGGCAATCTCTAGAGGGGTACCAAGCTCACGATTGAGGAACGTACCAGGAGCACGCGACCAATATCGCAAACCAGCCGTAGAACCCTTAACGAGATCGTTAAGAATTTCACGGTCAATCTCTAGAGCAATCTGTTCAGATAGAATCTGAGTAAGCTCGACCTCGGCATCCAAATTGTGATAGGCATTAAGATCCTGTCCCAATTCTGGAGTCCACTTGGCCTTGAGCTTCTTGGTAATCGCGGTGACAGCCACGGAATCGATCTGAATATCGATCTCGGGGATGAACTCACTACCTTCCAAGCCCCACTGAGCGTGACCTTCGACTGAGCCGAGGGCACCTCCGTTAACGAAGTTATCTACCATAGGATAGGTAAAGGTAACTTGTTCGGCCTGCACACTACTAGTAATATCAACCGCTGTGAAAGCTCCCGGATATGACGCCACTACCATAAGAAGGTTAGCAGAGCCACGATCATTAATGGGGCCTCCCGCAGACGCAGAACTGAATCGCCAAAGACGACGACACAGAGTACCAGAGTTCCAAACACCGAAGCCGTTTGCAGTATTAATCTGAATAGCCGTAAGGTCATCCATATTGATATCCTCATCGTTGTTTGCATCCTGAATACCATCCGCGTTACCATCAGCGCCAACGCTGACAATAGGAACTTCGAAGACTGCAACAGTCGTTGAGCCAGAAACTAGATCCGGATCGTACGCCGTCAAGGTACCCAGAGTCTGAACCCCATCGGCGGCCGGGAATTGGTCGTCGTCACCAGCCGTTCCTCCAACGAGAACCGTGAAGGTTCCAGCTGCAGGGGGGCCGGCCGTAGTGTTAGATCCGGTCGGAGATGCATAACCGTTGTTAAGACCATATGGTCCCTGTTCCGAAAATACGCCCGCAAGATCAACACCTTGGGTAATCTGCGAACCAACCACGTCGCCTCCGAAGAGGGATGTGTTAGCCGGATAACCGAGACGATCTGTCATCGTGCCAGTGGCACCGATATCAGGCGAAACCGTGAAGTCCAGGAAGAAGATCAGACCAGAAGGCAAGCTCATGGGCTGAACGCTAACGAGATCGTTAGCAATTAAATTGCCGAATACACGGCGAACGAGGGGGAATGCGACAGCCGCAAAACCCTCCACGTCACCAACAGCCATGCTGCTGGATTCACGAAGTAGCTCTTTTGCCTGATTTTCAAGCAAAGATGCCATTCCGTTTCGAAGGTGATCACTTTCAAGACCCTCTAGGAGACCGGTCTTTTCCCACTTGGAGATAAGAGCCGCGCCCTCTTTTGAGAGGTCTCGATTAATGATACCTTCGGTTAACTTTTGAACAATAGACATTTTTATATTAACCTCCTTTAAAAATTATTGTTGTTTCAAACCTGCCAAACGCAGCATTCGTTCCATATTGGGATCGACTGCTGTAGAAGAATCTCCTCTTGAGCGTCTATTAGAAGACAAGAGCATTGAAGTTGTCGGTTTGCTAACTGCTTCGCGTAGTGATTCTGAACGGCGAACCTTGCGGTCACCCACTGCGCTTTGAAGAGTATCAAATAACATCTTCGTTTCTTCTATTGATGTGGCATTTCGAACAGCTTCGACAATTCTCTCTTTTTGTCGCTCATTCAAGGAGGCACTATTCAAAGCCTTGTTCTGATAAAGGAGTTTGGCATTCTCCAAAATCAAAATATTTAGTTGGTTCTTCGCTTCTCCGAGCAAAGAACATAAATCTTTAATTTCATTCTTATATTCTTTTTCTTGTGATTCGTAAAGTTCTGCGGTTCTGTATTTTTCTTGCTCGTCGGTTACTTCTTGCGATTGGACGGCAGCCGCTGCTATTTCTGCCTCCATTTCCGACACGTGTTCAGAGGTTTCACCGCTGGCGACAGGAGCCCAGCCGTGGAGGCGAGGAGCAATATCAACTGTCAACTCTTCTGCGAGGGCGTCCACCAGCTCATCAGAAATTTCCATTTCTTCTAGGGCGCCTACTTCGGGTGCAGCTCCCATTTCTTCGGGAGCACCAAGATCTGAGGTAGCTGCTTCTCCGCCGAAGATTTCCTCGGCAGTTTCTTCTGAACTCAATAGCTCGGAGGCCTCGACATCTTCACCGGCTTCCTCTTCCGCATGGAGGCGCGCTCTTAAATCATCAAAATCGATTTCAATCATTTCGTCGTCTTCTAGACCTTCAATACTGGCGTCCTCATGAGCTAAAGGCACATCATCCAAAAAAGATGTATCCACAGCAGGAGCTTCGTCCTGCTCTAATAGAGTATCCAGGGCGCCCTTTACTTCTTGAGAATACTTCTCTAATACAGCATTCTCAGCATTTTTTAAAGCGGCCTCTTTTAGTGCGGTAGCATCTACAATGGCCTGTTCTAGCAATGAAGACATAAATTAACTCCTACAATACATCTTGTCAATTGTAATTAGTTATTAAGACAAAGAAAAGACAATTTTGAATTCCTTTTTACTATTTGGGCTATTCATCTTCCAATTGTTGTATTCTCGCCTCTAATGATTCAATGATAAGCTGCTGTTCTTTGACCGCTTCAACAAGATGTGCCATAAAAGCATCCGGAAGTCCATATGTTAATGCGGTACCGTCTGGGATTAGGCTTTCCTCTTCACCGCAGGGCAACTTAGCCTCTCTTACAAACTCCGGAAATACCTCTTGCATCTCCTGGGCGATAAAGCCGGCCGTAGCAGCGACTCCATTATGACATTCTGGCTTTTTCCACTCGTATGCTCTACCTTGAAGTTGTTGTATTTTTGCTAGCGATCCCGTAAGGTTCACTATATTTTCCTTAAGGCGCCGATCAGATGTGGAGTTGTCCCAAGATCCTCCGCCGGGCTTTCCCGCGGTTCCAAAAATTTCAAGAGCGGTGCCATCCAGTTCAAATACCTGTTCGTGAACGCCGGCCAGGATGTCCCAAATTTGGAACGTTCCGTCGCCACCGACGGCCCCGTCTGCGTTGTAGATTAATCGTGTCATGTTGCCGGTGGTGCTACTGCCCGTCCCGAGTTCGATGCGCCCATACCCAGTATCTTGGGCGCCTATTTGAGCGACTCCAAAATCGAACCACGTCTGCTGATTTCCAAAGGTAATCCCAGAACCCGAAACCTTCATCATGATGCTGGTCATTTCAGCCGTAGTAAGCGGGTTGTCGAGGCGGCCGCCGGAGGGCGACGAATCAGTTATCCGGAAGATGTCTCCGTCCCAGAAGTCGGGGACGGATGAAGAAATGTGAAGCACGGCTTCTGGCAATGAAGTTCCGATGCCAACGAGACCAGAACCGGTAACAGACAAAATATTTCCCCCGTTGCCTTCCAGCAAGAACAAGTCCTCATGAGTGCCCGAAACATGAAGTACGGCTTGTGGTGATTGTTCGCGGATTCCGACTGCATTATCAACGCCGCTTCCGTTAGTGCTTTTTACAATAAAATTATTCCCATAACCATTTGTTGCAACTCTGAAGTTTGTATTTTCGGAAGCATTGCCAACAACCACTTCATCAGTGCTGTCTTCATCTAACGTTAATAATTTTTTATTCCCAACATAAAAAGTAATTTCATCTTCAACCGAAAGATCAATATAAGTGTCGGCGTCATTTAATCTTCCTATCCTATCTGATACATAGAGTTCCCCACTAAGGTTCAGGGTTCCACTCATAAAATTATATGCCATCAATTTCTCCTAGAATATATGCCAATTGGAAGCTGGATTGCCAGCCGTCTCTTGAAGGTTCAATAAGGTAACTGCCTGGCTGGGGGCGCCCAGAACGATCTCGTTGGCACCGTCAAATTGATTAAGTCCCGAAGAGCTGATTAATATATCAAAAGCCATGTTGTGGTGGCGCTTAATGTTGATAAGTACGCCCGGGGCCCCAGGACCTATGGTGGCCGTCAAAGGAGTAGAACCGCTAAATACCGCGTAAGTCCGCGGTGGATTTGACATGTTAATGCTGGCTGTAACTACGATATGAATAGGGGGAGAATCGTCGCTACCACTAAAGCGCTGCTGGGCGCCCACTACCAAATCACCAAAAACCCCCGCATCATTCTCAAATTCAGTCCAGTTCGCAGCGAATATAGTAGGCAGGCTGGAGCTAAATATTAGGATACCGTTCTCATTTTCCATCTGGGTCAGGTCAAAGCCCGGAGAGCCGGGCCCAAATGTACCGGTAGGCAGCCCCACCGTCCTTATAAAGGAACTCGATCCCAGCTGTAGAACACCCTTCAATGAGCCGGTTATGAAGCCTCCGAACATTGGTATGTCTGTACCAGTGCCGGAAATCTGCATATATCCAGCGCTTCCAGTCCCCGTTGATATCCCGGCTACAACGCTAAGGGCTCCGGAAACATAAACATCCGAAGAAGCAGTCAGAGCACCGGCGGCGCCGTCGAGCACCATGATCTCTTTCTCGTTAGAATCCTTGAATATCCACGCATTAGAAGTAACGGTGTTCATGAATCCTGCGGTGTTGCCGACGGCGTCACTGAACCTAATACGATCACCGCCGCATTCGATATTTAAATCACCGTCAGAATGCACCCAAAGACTGTTGCCGTCCCAGTCCGCGGTGATATATCGATTCCAGGGACCACTGGGGTTGACCCACTCTATCTGGGTTGAGCCCGACATACGAATATTGCCGGTTACATCAACTTGGGAGGCGGAGATAGAGAGAGGAGAGCAAGCTACAATGTTGCTTACTCTAAGGGTGCCGCTAGGGCAAAGATCGAGAGTACCGGAGATGGATATACCACCGCTCACCTGTATTCCGCAGCTAGCGGTTAAACTGCCTGAGACATATATGACATCTGTACAAGCGGTACCAAGTGTAACCTGTCGATAAGCTGGCGGCGGTGAGTTATCAACTAATACTCCCGGCCAAAGATTGCCGACGAGGGCAATTGAATTTGCACCGTCGGGGCCGAAGTGAAGCCGCGTATTTGTCGCGGCCCGATTCATTATATAACCGCCCCCGGTAGAGGTACCTACTATAGCATGGCCAGCGACCTCCAGCGTTGCCTGAGGGTCGTCGGTACCAATGCCGAGCCTTCCAGGGCCCATAAAGGACGGGGCCTCCGATGCCGATACATATAAAAGCGTACCGCCGGCGCCGCCGCCATCCTTCGCATCGATGCGGAAAATTGCGCCGTCAAATAGAGTTCCGGTAAGAGCTATGGAGCCCGTAAATTGATGAGAATCGTCAGGCGAGTCCCCGAACTTCGAATCGCCGCTAGAAGACAGATGAGTAATCGAATGATTTATAACATCATAGTTAATAGCCGTAATGGTTCCGGAAACATCTAAGTTGCCACCCAGGAACAGACGAGTATGGGGCTCGCTAATGGTGCTGCCCGTGTGGAATACGAAATTGCAGCTGCCTGTCTGGCCGCCGTCTTCAATTTTAAATTGTACTGAACCCGTGCAGCCTCCTGCACACTTCCAGAGACCACAGATATCACACCCTACAAACGCCCAACCACTCATAATTTAATATTTCACTCCCGTTGGTAACTTACTTCTCGCGACACAAAACCACACTTTAAATTAAATAGTTGCGAACTATAGTATTGGTAGTGCTGATAGATTAAATCTTCGAATGGGTTCTTAATCGTGTCGTGGCCTTCTCAAAACACGCAATTTACTAAAAATTGTAGTAAAATTCATTGTTGAGGGAGGGGCTCCAGTATAAACGCGACTACTCAACGCCACGCGTACATTGGCGGGACGTAGATCATAAGAGGGCGCTGCTGTCGATGTTCCCCCTGGCATGTTAGATATTTGATAGCTGTAGGTCTCTTGCCGATGTGACGATACATGAAATTCCGTTGTGGTTAAGGGAGGCGGGAATGTCGTGATTTCTCCCGTGGCCGCAGAACAAATCGACGTGCATGCGGGAAAAAAAACTTGTTCGTAGAATGAAGGAAAACGCTTTCCGGATGTCTCAACACTAGTAATGGGACATCCGATGCCGCCCGGACATCCAGTCAAGCCACCGTTCCGACAGTATGCAACCGTATGGTCAGCATCCCCATTGGCATACATTCCCACCCCTATCCAGTTGCTCGTGGTGGTCGGACCGCCGAAGGTGCCGTATCCATCGTCCTTTAAAATTAGAAAGTTCCCCTGATATGCTCCATCCGCAGGTGTATAACTACCACCGGTGGACCCAGTTAATAATACTTGAAAGCAGAGGGTATCAGACGCATCATAGTCAGGGAGAATGTCGGTAACGGTGGTTTCTAAAAGCGGACAATTCATATACCCCACATACCAATTGGCGTAGGCGCCCGCATCTGCCCCATTAACAAGTATTTTTAGTCCCACACCGTTAATAAATTCGATGCTTGTTCCGTGGGTTGCTAAATTTCGGCATAACCAATCAGTATCCTCCCACGAATAAGCAACCCCATCAGAGAAAGTGTGGGTACCGATATGAGATGCGAAATCAAATTCTTTGACAACTTCCCAAGGTTGCGGAATTAAGGCGCCCGAAAGTCCTTTAACTGTAGCCATTCTGCGTTCTCCTAAGAATACGTAGTTTAGTATAGGTGGTCGTAATACCTGCTGAAATATAGAAAGAAGTTCCGGGACCGACGGGGATTTCGGGGCCGGCCCACAATGTGATACCTGTGGTCATATTTATATATGAATTCGAAGGCTTAAGCGCCCACGCCGGCGTAGCTCCGGGGTTGTCCGTAATATCATTCTGTATTTGCCATGATATGGTCGCTGAGGAACGTAACGATTCCATACTAATGGGCCGTGGAAAATTTATAATGTTTTGGCCGGCCGAATTCGTATGGGCTACCGACGTCACAAACCCCGCACCAGGAACAGCAACAATTTCCATACATCTGGGCCACTTTGTGTCTGACCCTCCTGCCCTAATACTGTCAGTCTCAAGGCCTGGTGTGGGAAACGGGACGGGAAGGCCGCCGCCCATACGCACGTGCCAACTGGCACTATGTGGGGTTATCGATGAACTCAAATACGCGCTTATTCCGCCCCAAATACCAGATTGGCCCGAACCATAGTCTCCATCAGATAATATAAATCGCGCAGATGGATTGTTGCCATCTTGAGTTGTTCCATTATATACATCCCCCGGTGATGGGGCTCCGGTCACGGTGCGGCCAATATTATTAAAAGAACTTGCGAGAAGTATTTGGTAACAAAGAGTATCCTCATCAGAGAACGAAACACCAGCTGCTGTGGCGATGTCGGACACACTGCCTTGCACAAGAGTGTCGGTCATGAGGCTAGAAATAAAGTTACTGTCGGCGCCGGTCGAGCCTGTAATAAAAATCTGGAGGCCGGTGCCCTCAATAAACTTCACATACGAATCGACGCCACCATAGGTGTTAAGATTTCTGCACGTCCAGTCAACCCCTTCAAAGGGTCGAGCAACTCCATCGACAAAAGTATGATCGGGCGCCTTTGTGAAATCAAACTCTTTAATAACTTCCCAATCGCTAGTAACTTCAACCCCGGAAAGAGTTTTTATGTCATAGATATCTACACCTGATATTTTAAATCCCGTTGCCATTAAAGTTCCTCACTATATTTAGTTCGCTGACTGGTCTCCGTCGTTATATATCTATTCCAACCTCAGCGACCGAAACTTGGTGAACACGTAAGGCAACCCCTGGTACTACCCCCTGCACGCTGGATGCTGGCATATCATGCTAGCTCGATATATGTGGCATCCGGGTTGAAGTATATAAGACTGCCTGACGTGGCGCCATAGCCCACAACTCTCACATATTCGTTGGAAGTTGTAGGAGCTGCACCGCTAACGGTGCCCAATTCTGTTCCGACATACACAGGGCCCCCATTTATATAGGCGCCCGAGTAAGCTGTGAGGGCATTGTAGAATCCTCGAATAAGCATCCCGTCTTGTTGAGCAGAACTTGAGCCCATGGCCATGGCCAACAGTTGGTTGTGGCCGCTTCCGGTGACAGAAGCATCCGCTTGGGCCCAGCCTCCATCGCTCTTAAGATAATAAAGTTTCCCAATGTCTGTTGAGCCCGTTCCGAAGAATACCACCTCACCGCCACCATGGTTCATTCCCCCTAGCCGGAAGGTGGGGTCCAGTATGCCAGTCATATTAACGTTTAGGGCCGTATACATACCGTCTTCTGACTTCGGGGGGCCTATCATGACCCCAAAGTTGCTAGCGAAGAAGTGGTGCTCGGCTTCCTCATCGCCCGCCGGCATTATAAAAATACCTGACGGAGTCTCGTTCTCTGGGTTGGCGCTAGCCTGGATCATGATGGTGCCAGTTGCGTGGCCTTCCCCGAATTCGCTGAAGTCTGGTGCTATCAGCACACCGCCGTTGTTGGTCATGAACGATCCGCTCGTCGCCAACCTAATGCCTGTAGAGGATATGATAGTCGAGGGTCCCATGTCTCCGTGCACAACGATGAAACTTCCAGAGTTGGCGTTAATGCCGGCGTTGGCCGAGAGGTCCAGGTTGCACCCTCCAGACAGCTGAATCCCAGTAGAATTTGCTAGGATGGAGGGGCCATTGCCGGGGCCCATCATCATAAATTTATTGTGGGATCCCGATTGTATAAGGAGAGTACCTGACTGATATATAGTTCCGGGAGGATTGCCCGGGCCGTTGGGATCTCCAATATGACCCATTTGAATTGCTCCGTTGACAGTTCCAAAAACGTGAGCAGCAATCTGCGGATGGACAATGCCAGATCCCGTGGGGGTAGTTGTGTTGGAGCCGCTATATGTGAGGGCGCCCGCAGTTATCATTAGATTGGGGCTGCCCCCGGGGCCACCCGGCATAATCAGGTAGCCATGGGGACCAGACGCGGACGCAATGGTAATCATATGCGACGCATAAAATGGGACAGGAGCACCGAAGGCGCCTGCATCGAAGCTGGGAGCTATAGTAATCCCCGCACCGCCGCCGTCGTAGTGGGGGGTAGCTAACTGGGGACCAAATGTTCCTTGGGCCGGATCGTAATTAATGTCGGTGCTGTTGAATGTTAGGCCACCGGCAGCCATGTGAACCTTGGGTGGTCCGGGGGGACCATTAAAGTCCATGATCCACAGACCGTGCCCCTGCGAAGACGAGGCGATAGAGATGGCGCCCGACATATAGCCCGGGCCTCCGCCGCCGAAGGTAGGTGCCAATTGGATTGCATTGTTCGGTGTTGCGAATAGCTGCGCCGATGCGGTAACCATGCTCACCCTGGTACCGTTAAAAGTAAAATTCGAGCTGGCATCGAGTAGCATGCCCGTATTAAATTGAACCTCTGTCGGATTACCAGCAGCGCCTGTTCCGCCGCCGCCGGCACCAGTAATCTGTACGCCGTTAAGGAACAGACTTCCCGTAATAGAAAGAGTGCCGGTTACTTCATGAGTAGAGTCTAACGGGCCCGTGTTTTGGGTGTCGCCCGACGTAACATTTCTAGAGGGAGTAAATTTGGTGGCCATCTGGGCGTCTCCTTAGTCGGTTAAGCCCGAACCGGTTAAATGGAACATCTGGTCGGAGGGGATATTAGTTAGCTCTCCTATAGCCGTATATGAAGTACTGCCGGAGTTAGTAAGTGGTGCAGAAATAAATATTTCTCGACACTTGACTCCAAATGATACACTATCATTGTTGCTGTTAAGCGCTACAAAATGTAACCCACCAATAACATTTCCGGAACCAGTAGCATTGAAGTGAACTAAAACATCATCGTTGCTGGCATCGGTATTAATAACTGTTACCGATCTGACTGTTCTAGGGAATACAATGCGATCTTCAGATCCTGGCGTTAGCGCGGTGGAGCCCGTTATCCATGGAATTCCTGATACCTGATATGAGCCTACATTAAATAGTCCCGGCTTCATGTGGTTATACGTGGTCATTCTTTCTTCTCCAAATCCAAACTGTTGTAATTAGTCATCAATAATCACTATTTCCTTTTATTAAGCTTTCTTTCTAAGCGTTCTTTTTCACGGCGCGCTCTTTTTTGTTTTAACTTCTTCTTGGCTGATGGTTTTATGTGATAAGAGCAGCGTTGTCGATAAGTTTCAAGCACTCTATCTTTTTTTACTTTCTTAATAAATCTTCTAATCAACCTCTCGGGACTCTCGCGAGGTCTTTGTATTACAGATACGTTTACAGCCATCGAGTTTTCCTTATTTTGTCGAACTCATATGAGCTTGCCAACTTCTTCCAACGCTCCCAAATAAATTAGAAATGTCTACTCCAGAATCCTCCGGATCTACATTCGCTAGAGGACCTTGTGGTGCCGGGGCTGCTCCTGGTGCTGGGCCAGCTGATTTTAGAGCAGTGGTACCTTCGAATAGATCTATACCATTATAGGCATCTTTGCCAATAGAATCTAAAAGCTTTTGTTTATGATCGTTTAGCTTTTGTTTTTGTTCTTGCAACGATTTTTGTCGTATCTCTGTAAACTTTTCTTCGTTTGGAGCTGCTGTTGGTTTTTCTCTATGTCGAGCTTCAACAAGCTGAAGGCCACCGATTCCGGTAGCCACCTCTGATACAATTCCTGAAAGAACACCATCTTCAAACATCACCTCCTTTATGCATTCTTTTATTATCGGCTTTAGCAGCTTTTTTAGGTCTGATTTTTTCATTTATTCCTCAGCTGCTGCTGCGGTTACTGCCTTGTCCAAAGCTATATTGAGATACCTCAATGCTCCCTTAATGTTTGGCTCAGCCGTTAAACCAAAGGCTCCCAAATCTTTCTCTAATTCTTTAATATCGGCACCCAATATGGTTGCTATTTTTTGAGCTTTTTGTCTTGTAACGGTTCCCTTTTTCATAGTAGCCTGCTCGGCTTCTCCGGCCGTTTCGGTTTCACCAGCGGCCGCTTGAAGTTCGCCGGCGGCTTGTGCAGCCGTAGCAGAACCCAGTTTGCCAGCCATGCCGGCAACTCCTCCTGCAGCGCGCTGGGCGCCGGCCTTCATTTTGGCGGCCAATGCTGCCTTTTTTCGCTGCAGCGAACCACCTAGACCCGTCTTCAGGCTTTTTAGTCCAGCTTTCGCCTGTGTAAAGAGCCCCTCTTCGACCGCAGCTTCGATTTCTTCGCTGATGATCTGGTGTAATTCTTCTTGAGTTATTTTCATTTTAGCAATCTCCTTTAATTCCGGCTAACGTCTTCCAACGATCGAGCTGGACTGATTCTTGCAGTGGGGCGCCCTTAACAACACTGAACTTGTTTAGTGCATCCACAACCTCTTGTTCTTTGCCCTTCAGCTTCGGAGCTGATTTTGCGGCGCGCGTAACCAAGCTTTTAATTGCAGAGCCGTCTAGAATCGCTTTTTTAGCTCGGCGCAACTTTTTGATGAGTAATTTGGCCAGCATTCTCGTTGTATTCCCGCCGACGCCGGCCCCTTCCAGGTTATTTACTAGACTCTTATCAAAAGTATAATAATATTTAGGTATAACTCGTTTTACTTTTACGACCTCACCTTCTTTATTCTTGTATTTCCTGGCGCGTTTGTATCTTCGGTTTAATTTACCTAGAGAGAGGGCGCCCCATTTATCTGGGTCCCACCGATATCCGCGGGTTCCCAGGCCTAGTTCGGCTTTCTCGGTACCCAGCTCATCAGTAATTTCAGATAAAAGATGGTCAAGGACGCCGTCCAGCGCCTCTTCTAACTCAACGCGTCCCATTAGAGCATCCGACTGGGCCCTCTCCATAGTATTTATATACTTTTGTTGGGCTGCTTTGCTGGGAAGGCGCGGAGCGTATACCTTAACATGGTCATTATCGTAGCGAAGAAGAATTGGTTTCACCACCTCTATTGCTTCAACTTCTGTTTTTTTACCTTCAACACACTTATTTTGTTCTTCGTCAAATGTCTGACCTTCTGGGCAGTCGCATTTTCCTGTTTCTTCATTATAAACTTTACCCTGTGCCTCTTCCTCTTCGGAACACTTAGCGCCTGGCGGTGGTGGTTCCACCTCTTTGCATTCTAATGGATTCATTTCGTTCAGAAGGGCTTGTAAAAGCTGCGCGCGAGAAGATTTCTCACCCTTCTTGCGGAGCCACAGTACGGCTCCCGCAGACAAAGCCAATCCAACGCCGAGCGGCGCTAGAAGAGACGTTGCAACAGCGCCCAATGTACCGGCGGTAGCGGCGGCGGCGGCGCCCCCAGCGGCGTGGCCGGCAACAACTTTAGATACTTTAATCGCCGCGCCAGGAAGAGTGGGGTGCCACAACAGGCCGCCCTGGGGTGCGGCTCCAAAAACCGACGCCATGGTCTGACCCGAAGCGCCGGGGGCGCCCGTGAGGGAATTCCATGTGGACAACCACTTAGAGGGATTGGCGCCAAGCTTGGATAAATCTTGGGGCGTAATACCATTGGCGCTCATATCTCTCAACATGTCTCCCAAAGGCATATTAGGACTATAATGCCCCGAGGATCCGTGTAGAATTCTACCCAGCATTTGGGTGGGGCCTTCTCCGGCGTCGACCTGGAGAACCTTATTGAGGGTCGTCGGCGCGGTGCTTGCACCGGGGCCCGTAAGCAATTGAACAAACCATGGCTGCTGGAGAAGTACGCTACCAAGCGCAGCCGTTGCGCCACCGAGCGCCAACATTGCAGGAGCTAGGCGAGACTGAAGCCCTTTTATGGTAGACGACTTTCCGCGGGCGCCACCGAATGTTCCTTCTGTATCTTCGGCGCCCTTCTCTAATAAGACACCATCGTATTCTTGATTTTCTTTAAAGTGTTTGTACACATCCGCTAACTTATAATCCAATATATGTCGAGCATAGTTGTTCAAATCATCGACAATAACATTGGCCTCGGGGCAACCCATGTCCCCCTTTTCAACTCCCATCTTAAGACCGGCGTAGACTGCATAAATTTCACTGAGTGCGTCGACAAATACACCGTTGTCTTTCATGTTTGGGAAGCCTTTAAAATTTTTCTTTAGGCCGCCGTCGAGCTTGCGAAGCAAGTCTTTCGTGCCCTTCTCAAGAAGGTCTTGAATCTTTTTCGCCGCCACTTTTTCGTCTTTGGTCATGCCCGGGCGCCATGCTAGCTTGCCACCCTTTTCGAGAGAGCCGAGCTTACTCAAACCATATTTAATAGTATCCCAAATGCCCTCTTGTAAGTAACCCGCGTCATACATCTCTTCATGAATAATGATTTCCCTTAAAAGAGCCTTGACTTCTAGTTCGGTCAGCAGAGTTTTCTTAACTTTGGTCATCCTTTTAATCCTCTAAAATTTTATTTAATGCTCGATTAATGCGATCTGCTTTGGTAAACACTTCGTTTAATCTATTTTTGTTTTCTCGCATCATAAATGCGCCAGGGGTTGAGGGCTCCGAAACCATATCAAAACAAATCAATTGAAAATCGTCTTCAACCATGGTCCTGCCAGAATTTTCAGTCACAGAGCCTAGGCCGCGAGAAGAAATACCAATAGAACATCCTGAATCTATCAGAGACCGAAGAATCCCACCGGATGGGGTGTCTAGAACCTTCATTTTTCCCATCACCTTATTGTCATCCATCCATATGTCGGTAACCTGATGAGAAACATTTCTAAGATTGATAACAGAATCCTCTGGATGGTCTAGTTCCCCTAGCGCTCGATTATCTTTTACTAACTTCTTGTAATTTTTAACTTCTCTCTCAAGAATAGTTAGTGGATAAACCCGTTTGTTGCCGTTCTCTACTTCGCCCATTTGCATCATGCCGGATAACATCATACCGCCCTCTTTGACATAGCGCTTTTCGTCTTCTGTTAACAGATCTTGGCATGAGCTGCCATCGCAAAGTTCGTAGTATTCTCGGAGAAGTTGTTTAGCCATAGTTTATTCCTTATTTCGAATATTTCCTGCCGAGGGGAATGTGTCCAAGACCCGGTACCGTGCGGGCCGCGCGGAGCTTATCGGCATCGATCTTCGCCATGCCCTCTGGGTCAGAGATTCTCTTCGCAATCTCAACCCACTTAGCAGGCTGATAACTCCCACTAAAGGAGCGGAGCCTTTTTTCGCTCCACTTCAAAACCTCAACAGCTTTTAGGATAAGCTCGTCTTGGGCGGCGGTGTCGCCTTCACCTGCGAGTTCCGCGACGGCCAGGAGGCTTTCGAGATCTTGTCCTTCTTCAAGCGCCGAACCATCATCATTACGATTCGCAGTCTCGTTCAAGAAGTATCTTGGGTCTATTCTTTTTACATTTTTTCTATATGCCATAATTTATTCCTTTTAAAGCTTTAAAGTAGTCAACTGCCTTTGCAGCAGCGACGAACTGGTTGTAACATCCATTTAGTCATGTCGGTCTCCTTTTCCTATCTGTATTCCATCGTCACAGATAATCATATTTAAGGCATATGATGTGCCCGAACTTAGGCAGCCCAATAAAAACGCAGTTACCGGACTACTACTAAACGTAATTAGTTCCGTCATAGGGTTAATTCCCCAAAGAAATACGCCCACCCAAAAACCTATACACATAGGGCAAGAAAAGAAATAATGAGAAGGGCGAATACGATCTAATACTTTTGAAAAACAAAGAAGTTGCGTGAGACCGTACGCAATTAAAACGAAATATAATAGCTGCATCAGAAAAAACATGACTACATCTTGTAGCGAAGTGGAATATAATAATACCCCGGGACCATAGCGCCCTTCTCTGCCCCTTGCGGGACCTCCCCAAGCTCTGTAGTATCTCGATCGGCCGGGGTGATATAATATTTTTCCAGGTCTCTTTCGTAGTTCTGAGCGGTTAATCGGGCATCAGCCTCGTCAACAACAAACTCGGATATCACATACACCGCGGACTGCAGGGAATTGGCATTTTCACTAATCGGGATTTCCCCTTCTAATGAATTAAATATATTCCCCCCCTGAATGCTATCTCTTATCAAAACTCCTTTATCGGCCATAAACTCAAAAAATCTTGTTTGAGTTCCGTAAGCATCTTCAATACCGTCGCTCTTCGGAAAAGTTATTACCTTATTGTCTTTAGGTAACAAAACTATATCGATAAGATCGTGGTCCATTATTAAAAGATTTCCTTCTAATGTTTTCCGGGCATTGAGTTCTACTGTAGCCTGCGGACCTCCCACGGTAATCTTAATCATTTGATTGAATTTCCCGTGTCAACTCTTGTATTCGTAATACTTGAGATATTATATCTTCTGAAGGAACGGACTCTTTAAAGCCCTCTAAAATATTAAGCACTTCTTTTGTTTTTTCGACCATCGCCTCGTCTGTGAAAATTTCTTCAAGCTTGAGAGAATCGGTCACTATCTTTTTAAGGCGCCCGATTTCTTCGTTTAAATATAGTTTTAACTCAAGACCGTTGTCGGCAAAAGAGGCAATATATTTACTTAGTAAATCCTTTTGCTCTTTTAGCAACGTGGTGTACTGTTCATTATATTTTTTAACAAAGGACCGATATACAATATTATCGATTGATTGCATGTGGGTTTCTTTTGTATCATCAACCGCGCGCATTGTGTTGATTACTGTATCTTCGTACAAAACGCGCTGTTTGACTGATACGGAATTATTAAAAATAGCCGATATCGTGGCCAACGATTTAAAGTTGGGAACAAATGTATTCCACGATTCATTAGAAAGAGATTTATTGATCTTATTGATAACTTTAGTTTGGCTATCAAAAATATCCTTACTGTCTATTAGAGCCCGGGCCTTCTTGGTTTCATTTAAAAGCTTCTCAGCTAAATGAGGTTCCACATTGGTGGTTTCTGCTAGAGTCTTATAAAGTATTAATTCTTGACCAAGCGGGGTTCCTTTTTTAAAGTGTTCTTTAATAATAGCAGAGACCACATTTTTTCGTTTGTAATCTTTATCTACTATCGTTTTAGTTAACTCTTTAATCAGCACTTCATACAAAAAGGCCGTATTTCTTTTTTTATTGTGCTTTGCTTTCACTTGTCTTGGTCTCCACTTCTTTAGTTTCCGCTTCTTTAGTCTCCAGCTCCGTAATTAGTTTTCTGATCGCTCTAGAGTTCTCAAATAAACTAGTTTCTTCACTATTATCATCATTATAATTAGGCTCTAGCTCCTCATAAAGTGCATTGACATTTAATAGTTGATGTCCGGGGAAAATATCTCGGCGTGAAGCTCCGTGACTTGGACGTAATTTTCTAGTAGTGGGGCCTCGTTTGTTGGTTTTTCGAGTATCATCTTTCTTTTTATAATACTTTTTTCCTTTTGCTTGTGGTTGTAAACTTATTCGAGTGGGCTTGTCTTCTCTGCGAGCCGGTGCAGCCAGAAGAGTGCTTTCTTCACCACCGGCAGCTTCACCACCTAGTTCACCACCCAGCTCGCCCCCGGCAGCTTCGCCACCTGGTACGTCTCCGAGTTCACCACCTAGTTCACCACCCAGCTCGCCTCCAAGTTCGTCACCCATTGGAGGCGCTCCTCCGAGGCCTCCGCCGGCGACTTCTTGAGCGGCCAATTCCGTAACCGCATCGAGAGCTGCTTGATATTTTCTATCATAAAATGCCTCTCTTTGGTTACGCAAAAACTCTTCGTCAGTTAGATGTAAAATATTTTTCGCTATCCAATGTTTACTAAACATACCTTCTACAACATTATTAGCAAGATCGAATTTTGTTCGAATATGCTCAATTTCTTGTAATTCTGCTAAACGAGATGGATTGTTCAAACTCATTTTAAATGAAATTAAGTCTTGACCCCGGAAGCCGAGAGTAAATAGATGAACGACACCAATTTTTTCAAACTCTGATATGAGAGCGCGCTGCAGCCTTTGGATGGTTCGCGCAAAACGAATATCTTTTTGGGCCAAAGTAGTTTTATCTTCAGAGCCTCCTTCAGTCATCATCAAATAGGAGTGCGGGATCTTAATGGCTGAAAATAGTTTGTCGCGAATATATTTAACATCATCAATATCATTTAATGAATCGGCGCCCTTAAGTGTAGTTATATCAGATCCAACACCTCCGCGAATAGGAATAAAATAATCTTCTTCAACCGAAAGAGGATTATATCTTAAATCAACGCGACCAGTAGTTGGATCAACTATAGAGTTTCTCTTTAAAGAAGTTTTAACTTTCTCCATATATTGCTCAACATCTTGAGGAGGTATATTGCCCACATCAATTTTAAACATACGCCGCTCGGGGGCCCGCACGACGCGATAAGCCAACATAGCGTCTTCTATTAAAACGAGTTGACGCCAAATACGTCTCGCCGGGTCCAGAACAGAAGTTCCATAGGGGGCATGCTTGTCATTACCCAAAACTCTAAAGTGCGCAACTTGCCAATTTTCAAAAGTCATGTTGGCGGAATTCCACTGGAATTGCACATAATTAGGATTAGTCGGGTCCTGGCCCTCTAGCCTCTCCACTTCGCCAGACGGAAGGCCGATAACACCCTTAACTCCCAGTACTTCATCAATATCTAGATACAGAAAAAAATCGCCAAACTTGCACATTGTTCTGGCCCAGCCAAAGGCGTTGAATTCAATATTAAGCATTTCATAGAACAAAGATTCAAGAATCTCTTTGATCTCTTCGTTGCGACAATCTATCTTGAGAAGTCTATTGTACTCATTAGAAGTCGTCATTTCATCAGCGTAAATATCCATAGCTGATGCAATCTCGGGCATATATTCCATTTGATCAAAATCAATATAACGTTCGTTACGATTTTGATTCCGCATTGCAGCGGACGTCATCATATTATAATTGCGCGATAAATTATCCGAAGAACGCTTAAATTGATGACCACTTAAACTTTTAAAACGAGTCTGGTATTTATCTAGCGCCGAACGACGTTCTTCTCTTGTAAACTGAGCCCGATAATTTATTAGCGGGCCAGAAAAAATTCTCGTCAGTCTTTTAAAAAGTGGAGATGAGGGGTTACGTGGATTGTTCTTGTTGTCTGCCATTTATTTATCCCTTAATAATTCCTAGGTATTGTTTATTAAATTCTTTGGCCGCCTGCATGCGATCGTCTTCTGTGTGCACTTTATGGCCGATCATTCCAGGGATGGTTGTGGAAAAAGATCTATTAGATGTGGAAATAGCCGACAACGCATGTTTACTATATTCTACAGCGCGATCATTTTCTACCAGTACTGTATCTCTCACCCAGCATCCAATTGCAAAAGACATTACCAAATCATCATTGTATGATCTCATAGCTTGAGCTTTACCATTTTGCCAAATAAAAGTTTTCATTTCGCTCATCAAGCGATTGGAATTTATTTTAATAAGTTTGTTTCTCATGAACTCTTCCATCTTTGCTATTACTAAAGGTCTTGTCTTGGCTGACGTTGTAAAGCCCGGGACGACATTAGATTGCCACTGCGCTGTGACAGCATCAACATAGTTGTGAGAAGTCTTAGTAGAATAATATATATTATTATAACCCTTATCAATAAGTTTATTAAGTACTGTAAATCCTATATTATTGTTCTCCGCCACAATCATACAATTACCATATTCTCTTCCCGCATCAAACAACATATCGGCATAATCGTCTGGGTTTGGTTTTCCGATATATTCAGCAACAATTTCTAACGTATCAGACTTAAAAACATGAAAAGCTGAATTGTCTTTACCATCGCCGCGAGCAATATCTGCCGATATAAAATATGGACTTCCAGCCTCATACTCTTCCCAGATCCAATAGTTTCGATCAAAGCCGGTACGATACTTAGGCTCCGTAATTAATCCTATGTAGTGAAGTATATCATCGGGGTGTACTACAGTTTCACCAGACACATTAAAACTGCATTCGAGTTCTTGCGCAATTTGGCGCTTAGACATGTTTTTAGTCTCTTTTTCGAACCATATCTGATCACGCTCTGGGTGGACATCCCACAACAACTTTGTTAGATTAAAGTTATTTACGCCACTCTCGGCCTCAACACATGTCTTGTGAAACCAGTTTCCCACACCGTTTGGTGTAGAAAGAGCTATACATCGCCCACCGGTCGATAGGGTAGGATAAAGAGCGGCCCACAAATCTCCCAGTTTTTCTACGTGGGCGGCTTCATCAACTATTAATAATGATAAAGCCTCAGAACGACCAACATCCGAAGAGGTGCTACTCGCTTTAATTTGGGAACCGTTGCTAAGCTCAAAAGATGTTCTGTTATCAATTGATATATTAGATATCCTCATCCACTCGGGAAGGGTTTTCATTATCTTCTTAACTTTGCGTACTAAATTGGTTGCGGTTTGTAATTTGGTTGCAACGACTAAAATATTCTTGTCACGGTGAAAGAGCATCAACCATACTGTATACGCCGCAGTAACAGTAGATATTCCAAGCTGCCTAGCTTTTAAAACAACGTTAAACCGATAGTCATTAAAATCTTTTAATAGGTCTTCTTGAAAATCATATGCTTTAAAGGGGATTATCCCTCTTTGAGGGTGAGATATCTTGCAATAATTTGTAATAAAATGAGTCGGATCTTTCCCTGATTTTACTACTTCTTTTATAATCTCTTGCTTAGTAAGCTTGTATCCCATAACACTTTATTATTTTTACCCTTTGCGCGTGTCATTGGAGGGACGTTTATTCTTAGGTCCAAGAGCAAGCCAATCTCGGACGGCTTTATCTAGCCCTTCTTTCTTGTCTGGGTTGACTTCCTTGACATCTCCTATGCCACCAATTTTATAGTCGCATGTGGCATTTACATCGGTTCGATAGTTAGAAAGTTTTTGCACTAGAACGGAAGGTTCTCCGACTCTAGTCAAAGTAAGACCATCTCCGGTGACTTTTTTATATTCTTTTTTGAGGAACGATGCAACCTTATTTATCATTTGAGAAATTTCATTCTCAAATCCTTTTTGCGCAACGTCTTTTAATCTTATTTCTGATTGATATAAGATAGTTAAAAGCGGGCCGTTAAACTTTACTCTAAACCCATCATTAACGCGTTTATCTCTAATAAAGTCACCCTCTTCTCGTCGGAGTCCCACCTTGTGGGGTTTCTCATCAGCAATTAAGGTCTCATCGTGCGCGCCGTCATAAGCATTAGCAGCTGCCTGTGAAATACCTCGAATAATTTCTAGTGTTGTAGCCATTTATATCATCCCTCTTTATATGGTCGCCATCCAGATAACCATCTTTCTTCTCTATCCTCTATCCACTGAATGTAACACATATAGCATGTTGAAAACTTATTCATGTACATCCCATCGCGCCCATCAAACGAATATTTTTCGCAAATCGGACAAACCCTATTTGTATCTTTACTAAGTAGTTTTTGGTTGATTAAAAAACCATCTTGTTCCACTTTGACTTCCTTTTCAGATAGCTGCGCAAATTTTTGTCGTTCTTGAATAGATTGTTTAATATATTCTCGCTCTTTTTCATCATCCCAATTTTGCCGAGGATTATCTACTGTCTCACGGCCGTACTTTTGAGCAATTGCTTTTTCTAGTTTGGGAATATAGTTGGGGTCTTTGTCAGTCATCACACAATATCAGCGTTAGATGCTACAGCAATTGCTTGCATTATAAAGGCCGGGTACGAGGCAGTGACGGTATCGGCAGGGCCTCCGCCAGATCCGCCCCACTTTAAATACACCGGGACAGAACTCGATCGGACTGCGGCACCCAAATAATAAGTGGTTGACGTTCCGGGAGTGAGACCATCAACAATCCACTCCACATGAGTAACTGAATCCGCCGCGCTGCTTGCGGCCGTTCCAGTGAGGAGTACTCTCTTTTGATATTGATTGTCTAAAAATGTCCCGTTCGAAGAAGTGCATAGCGCAAATAAAATTGTATTTATGTTGGCAACGTCAATAGTAACTTGGACTCTAATGCGAACCTTCCCGCTTTGGGGCACCACGAAAGCCACCTTACACGACGCATAGCCATCGTTATCGAGGACCGGGTGCCACGCGGATGCCGTCGCCGGAGCAATTGACAACGTCCACGAAGAAGCGGAGGCCGGATCAATATAAGTTTCACCTATTACCAAACCGCCGACTTGCTCAAAATCTACCGGAGAGACAACTCCCACGGTTGTTGAACTCTCTGGAATAGTTAAATCCATAACAGTTAGTGTTTTGATAACAGCGAGCTTAAGAAATCTTAGATTTTGTTCAAGAAAATGAAGAAGTCGATTTTTAGATCCCACTTCTGGGATTGGGCTGCTCATTTAATGATTTCCGTTGAGATGGCAAAAATGCCTAGCGACGTTAATGTTCCAATTCCAAACCCCAAAGCGACAAGAAGAGGGCCGTCGGCTGGTTTTTGTTTTAATACTAAATCTTGCAGTCTCTCATTCTCGGTAGTTTTAAGAATCATCATAGACTCATACCTGTCCTTCCATGAAAGAATTTCGACATCTTTATATGAAAGCTGTAACTCATAGTTCTGTTGTTGAATATGAAGTTCATAATCAACGCGCAGCTCACATTCCGTATCCTCAAACTTTTTATCAACCGCAATCTTTGCTGCGGCCTCTGGTGTTAGTAGCACTCCATCAAACGGTGCTGGATCTCCAGTCTTAAGACTTGTAATCTCATAGGATTCATCAGCAATTGCGACCATTGGGCATGCTAAAAATGCAGCCAAATATAAGATCAATAGCTTTTTAACCATGTTCTAATCCAAACAATCTAGCCAACTCGCGCGCTAAAACATCTGGGTCATTATACCCCTCTTCGACTAATTTTTTAATTTCTTTCTTTTTGTCAGCCTCCAGCTCTTGATTTTTTTCAGCATATTCTTTCTCTAATATCTCAATATTTTTATTATATTCAGCCAAGACGCGCTTTTTTTCTTCAGCTTCGCGGTTATGAATTTCGTTTAATTTATCAATCTCTTTTTTATATGACTCGCGTGAGTTTTCCAAGAGGTCGATAAGAGTGGCCACATACGTGCCATTTTTTGTAAAAGCCCATACCAAGATAGCAAGCACTAGCGCAACTAACAGCAATGGTATATACCAGTAGTGCTTTAGCCATGACAATATTTTTTTAACTCTACTTTTTAACAGCAAAAGATTCACTAATTAACTCCCTTGAGGCGCGCCACTGTATCAACTATAGTTTGGCCGCCGATATATACCGTGGTTATAATAACCCAATCGCCAGAAGTTAAATCCGCAAACAATAATAATGCCGTGGCGGTTGCCCAGGCCAAAAGCTTACGAGAAACTAACTTGTTTAATCCTCTATCTAAAAGATGTCTCATGATATCTCTCCTTTTCAATATAATTAGTTCGGAGAGATGAACCAGGCGAGATTATTTACTGTACGACCTTAGCATAGTTTCCTGGCTTCTCGATTATAATTTGAGTATCCACACAATCTTTCAGATTATCTAGATGTGAGATCAGAACCACAGTCTTGAAGTAAGACTTGATTAACTCAAGAATCCGAACAAACCCCTCCATATTATCTGCGTCCAAAGCTGTGCCCGGCTCGTCAAGAATAAAAATATCTCCCTTGGGCAAATTAGAAACCGACAGGAGTGCCAAACGAATAGCCATAGCAGCAATTGTTTTCTCTGCGCCGGAGCCCATTTCAATCGGCCTTGGATCATGCTTGGGGTGCTTAATAAAAATATTAAGTCTGGCGCCGTCATCTTCAAAAAACGCTTCGAATGAAACTATATTAGCTAAAACCTTAGCAATTTCATTATTAATAGCGGGCAGCTGCTTTTTAATTATATCATAAGCAATCCCATTTGAGTGCATGCAACGCAAGTAAAGATCATAGGCGGCATATTCTTGCCGGATATCCCTCATTTCTTTTTGTTGCTCTGTCAAATTTTTGAGTTTCTGGTCTAGTGACCCCTTCCTACTATAATAATTTAATGTTAGCTTCTTGTAAGCATCGCGATGATTTTTATGTGCAGCTAACTTATCAAGAATTCTTTGACGCTTATCTGTGAGATGCTCAAAGTTTTCAATCGTTTCTCTGTTTTCCTCATATTCTTCAATTTTGTTTTGCAAGGAAAATAGTTCATTTTCATATAAAAGAATCTCAGCATTAGATCTCTCATAAAGTACTTGTTCATCTTTGAGAGATAATTCCTCCGTGGTTCGAACAGCGACAACATCATTATACTTACGTCGATTCTCTGAAACCATAAGAGGGTCTAGGACCTTTAGCCCCGACCTTAAGCTTTTGATTACATCAACCTGAGCAAGAGCATTTTCTTGAACTTTCTTGATTCCTTTTTTTGCCTGATGTGCGTCATGTATAAATTTGCACATCGGAAAGCTATCTCCGCAGGGCACCTCATCTAGTAATTTTAATTTGGTATTTTGAGAATTAAAATCCTTTTGAAGAAGCTTCGCCTTATTAACAGTAGCATCCAAAAGCTTTTGTTTGGCTTCTATTTGTTCTTGTCTATAGTCTAAATCGTCAATATCAAACTCACCAAGAAACCGCTGCAGTCTTTTCAAATGCCTTTTTGTTTTCTGGATGCCGACCTTTCTTTCTAGGTTTGCTTTTTTAGTTTGCTCTAGTTTTTGTGTTAACGTAATTTTCTTTTGTTGTGCCTCAAGAATATCTATAATGCCTGTGGGAATCGATTCTATTACTTCATTGGCTTCTACAAGATCTTCTTCTAAAGTAGATATCTCTTCTAAAGCGGACTCACACTTCTTCTCATGTAAGCCGAGTTCAAGTTGAGTTTTTTCTATCTCTTCCTTTACGTTGGCGATATTCTCATCAAAATTTTTATCACCAATGCGGCGTAGTACGCCCTTAAGATCCGCACTGTCTTCCTTAGAGAGTCTAAACTTTTTCTCAAAAACTTCTAAATCTAAAAACTTGGCAAGTATCTCTTTCCGGCGAGTGGAACCTTCCTTAATAAAAGAAAGAGAATCTAGCTGGGAAGCCATAGATGTTAAAAGAAAATCTTCTATGGTTCCAAAATGCTTCCTAATGGCAGCGTCAGTCTTTATACGAGATGTGTCGTTAAGTCCTATGGTTTCATCCATGACGGGATCATAATAATCAAAATCTAGATCTGTCTTTGCTTCCAGCGATTCTTCGCCCTTTAATTTCTTGGTATACTTTTCTGAGCGGCGAGAAATCGTATATACTTTGTTTCCTATTTGAAGCGTAAGTTTCCCGCTGCAGCTGTTCCTATTCTGGTTGATTACATTTAGATTCTTTCGTTCATTTTTTGAAGTGGTATTAAACAAGGTATATAATAGGCCATCAATAATGCTAGATTTACCAGAATAGTTTTTACCGAATACGCCGACGATCCCACTTAGCTTTTCAAAATCTATTTTGTTGTTCTTGCCATAATTAAAAAGATTATCCCACTCAAAACTGTTAAGTTTCCAATTAACATTTCGTGCTACATCCTCTGAGGCCTCTGCCATAGAGTTATATTTTTGGTTCAGAGCAAACACTCTTTCCATTAAATCATCAGAAACCTCATAGTCTTTTAGGTATTCTTTCATAAGTTTTTCTTGAACAGAAATGTCTCGTAGGTTCTCTCTAAAGAAGCCATTGCCATTTATATCTATTGTGCCCCTTTGGCCGGCTGCTCTATTTAAAAAAGTAATGCTTTCGGGCGCAAATCGGTGTTTGGCAACTTCTACGGCGCGCTTCATAACGTTCAAAGGGAGGTTATTGTTGCTTACAAGCCTCAGGCGGGCTCCTGGTGCGATTTGGGTACCTTTGGGCATCCTACCCCTCGGAGTCAGCACAATCGTCACAAATGGCCGCGGGTTAAGCAATTTTATATGTTTTACCTTAAAAATGTCCTTATTTTCGATTTCCCATATCAAAAACCCCTTATCGTTTGTCTCTCCGTGATTTTGCTGTACAATGGATCCGCAATAACGAACTCGGCCTTCGTGATCGAGAATTTGATTAGTTTTGTGAATGTCTCCGAGCATCGCATAGTCGTGACCTTCGAATATTGAAACGTCGTGATCGCCATGATCCATGACCCAGCCAATGTCAGTCTTCACCCCCATAATGGATCCGTGATAAACAGCAATATTAATTTTGCTAGGATCTGTGGGAGCTACCCAATTCTCTTCATCAAAGACAGACAACACATTCATAACGAGACCGGGCGCCATTTCCACCTCTCCGGAGTTTTTTAACAAATGAAGATTCGGATGTTGCAATGCATTTACTATTGGGGTAATAGCATCTTGTCGTGACGAATTACGAAGATTCCCATCGTGATTACCAAGAATTACATATGTAGGTGCAATGCCCGCGAGAGTAGATAAAAACTCAGAACACAGCTCAACAAATTCTGGTGATATCTGCGTTTTGGTGTGAGCAATATCTCCGCCGATATATATAAAGTCAACTTTTTCTTCTCGAAGACTTTCATACATAGAGTCAAATATCTTTCGATATTCGTAGTGATATTTAAGATTCTTGATGTGAACATCAGCACAGTGTGCAATTTTATACATAGAGTTTTCTTTAAGCTAAAATCGAATGTTGAAGCAAATTATCAAAATTCATTCGAACAGCTTTCTTTTTTCTTTCTTCGAATTCTGGGCGTGGCATTTCTCCAACATCTTTATAAGGATATATGTTCACCTTATACAATTCGATATCATATGTCAAGAGATTTTTAATAATTTGTAATGACTTCTTTTCAGCATCCGGATCTAACGCTATATAAACAGAAGCATCGTTTTTTACTATTTTTTGGAAAAGACGAGAATCCATTCGCAGAGTAGAACCCAGCAAAGGAATAGAGTTGCTGCCTGCCACAATTGCATCGAATACTCCCTCCACTAAAGTTATATCTGACGTCCAATCAATAAAAAGATCATTAAACACCACATCTCTATCGACAGGTGGATTTTTATATTTTGGATAGCCTTCATTATATGTGCGCGATATAAAATAGTTAACATTTCCGTCTTCATTAAATGAGGGAACAATAATACGATTTTCATATTCTCCCGAAGAACAATATCCGATCTTCCACCAAATTATATCTTTCTTGGTTATGTCCCTCTCTTTTAAATACTTCCTCGCCATAAAACCCGTAGGCGGCAACTTCTTATTTGCTAAAGAAATATATTCTTCCGGCAACGAGGTGGTTTGTTCTTCCTCTACTTTTTCTCCGAACAATTCTTCAAAGGCTGAGTAATCTATATCTTCTTCAAATTGTAGCCAAGCTTGGCGGTGTTTATAGCTACCAAACCTTCTTACAAGGTGATAGATATTTGGACCGCGCGAGTCGCAAACCCAACACTTAAAAACATTCTTTTTTATATTGATTGAGAGCTTAGGTTTATGATGATCGCAATACGGACAATGAAAAATTCTCTCCTCATTAGATCTACGACCTTGGCCGAGAATTTCGTTTAAGATTCTAAGTTTCTCTGCTTCCATAAACCACAACCAGCCATGGCAACCACCAGGCTATCGGCTCTATCGCTATAGCCCGCCTTTGGATTTCCATACTTAGTATATTCTACATCAAACTCGGGTACTTTGTCAAGCACAAACTTCAAAACTTCTTCTTTTGCTTTGGCGCCCCGGGGTATTCTTATCCCATTTAGTTTGCGAGCTTCGTTAGCGCCCACATATTCAGGCTCGATACCAAATATGTTATAAACAATCAATGAAGCCATTCCATTAAAGCGTTGAAGTGTGGCCATTGTTTTTGCGCTTGAGCGGCCGCTTTTGAAAAATGTAAATGGTTGCTCAATCCAAATCTCTTGAACCACTAGTGGCGGATGTTTTCTGGCAATAAGAAACTTCTTAAGAGTTTCTGCTTTTTCAAATAAACCTTTTTTCTTTCTTAAATCACAGTGATCACATAAAATAATATCACCATTTTTATTTATGCATGTGACGCCCACAATGCTGGTACTAATGTCAAGCCCCAAAAACATTAAATATCCAATTTAAACTTAAAGGTAAACTCTCGATTGGGGGTTTTTTTCACTGGGTTCGCCACTTTCGCTATAGCTATCAAATTTTTATTTTCGTCATATATGCCAACTTTCGATATATATGTCGTCTTTTCGAAACTTGCTGTAGGATCATTATACGATGAACTTACAATATTTTTAATGCTTCTGTCGGGATTTTCCAGAAAGATTTGGTTATCGCTAGGATTGCTACTGGATACCGGAAATGATAAAAATGTAGGATTGTTGGAGTGATTTAGTTCGCTCTTGGGCGCTGTGGCCAACATAGTGATTGTCTGTATTTTGGTGGTACCAGACATCTTCATGGTAAACATTGAATTGGGTGCTATAACCGAACCTGAAATAGACTGCGCGAAATAGACCCAACGAGGAAAATCCCCAAACCCTGTTACGTATTCATCCGTTACGGAGGATAAAGCCCAGCTCCCCGTTAAAACTAGAAATCCTTCATTGTATAAAACGACGCCGGCGACACCACCAACGTTGGGTCCATAAGTTTCTATCAACTCTCCATTTTTCTTGGTATCTTGCAGCCTTCCGGCAAGCGTCCCCGTAATATAAAATCCTAAATCCACTGTTCCTTTCTTTATTTCTGAACCGTAAAAGATTGAAGGCACAGAAACAAGACCGGTCGCGACCGTATCTAAGTCGCGCGCTGAGTTTGAATAGGCATATTCTGAAGTAAGATAAGTATAATAGTTAAGGGTGTTCTTCAAAGTAAAGAGGTGGGTGGTGCTTCCCGCAACAAAAGGATTGGCCGCTGTAGCCATAGCCTGTGTGGAAGGAGTTTGACGGGGTGCTCCTGCGGCATAATATTCTTTCGAAACGGAGGCCGACATGGGATAATAGAATTCTATAATGGCGCCGTAAGCCATATCATCAAACGTTTTTGTTGATACCGATTTAAAAGCGGTCCTTGTACCATCTTTGACAACCCAGGGATAGATGAGCCCCGTATTTTCTACCAGCCCTATGCGAGGAGGAGAGCCCACCGGTGGACTAAGTCTGTCGATATTATATTCGTATAAGCTAATATTGCCGGGGGGAACGTCCCTAATTGGATTTGTGTTAGCGCCGGATATTACAGCTTCATTGTTGTAGTAAGCACTTCCACTAAATATTACAAATTCTACTTGAGGATAAGTTCTGATCGTATTGACGAAGATATCATTTTCTTCAAACTTATAAAACGGCATCGCATTCCTTAATAATCCAATCTCACCCTTAGCGTGAATTCATTACTAGAATCCTTTTTCAAAGGTTCGGAGAGCTTCGCCACAGCTAGTAGCTCATTAGAAGGAGAATACAGGCCGACCGTCGTTGCATATGCAACAGGGTCATTGTCTGCTATTTCTTTGACAACGATCTTACTGGCACTTATGTATGTGGGATTCGAACTATAATTAAACTCATTATGGTTCGCCCTACAGAAATAAATTGTTGAATTTAATTCGGTAGTGTTGTTAAATTGAATGTTATTCAGCCGATTTCGCATTCCATCGCATGCGCCAGAAATAGACCCCGAAACCAAATAATCATTGATAGTGCTTTGAGAATAAGCCGGTGTTCCAAAATAGCCGGCCGTGTTCCCACCAAAAACAGATGCCGTTATAACTGCAATACCGGCCTGGTAATATAACAAACCTACCGGGGTACCACTTCCATCGGAAGCCGTGTGTAGCAGTGTATATTCCCCAGCTGGAGAATTAACCAAATAAGCATTCTTGTTTGCATCGTAAATAGTTAAGGGATTCGCGGGCGCGCTAACCACGCCACCCGTCAATAACGTCATTCCAAAAGATCCCTTTTTGATTTCATCTTTCGTTAGAAGTCTAGCAAAACTAAAGAATAGAGCTTCGCTTATTTTAGCACCGCCGGTAAGATCTCCATCTTGGTCGAACTCCCTAATCGATCCGGTTATATCGTAACCAACCAAAATTTGGGCTAGCTCATTATACATATTAATTTTTTTAGCTTCTTGTACGATTCCCGCAGATCCTGAAAGAGACGAGTTGGCACTAAAACCGGCCGTCAAATCAAAGATATGATTAGCCGAAGAGCTTAAATAGGGATAGTCATAAACTGACTGAAACATTCCATGAACATAATTTTTGATATTTAAATTGGGTTCGTAGGTGCCCGACACAATGGTGCCAGTAATTGGAATCGCCTCATGAAGCATCGAACGCGTTGAAGCGACATCGCTATTGGTTAATGTTTTAAATGTACTTGCCATTTTTATACCCTATCCTGTATACCTGACATACCGTATCGGTATATCTATTTTGTATCCCGTTGACACCCCTGTGATGCGTACGGGAGAATCTATAAACTTATACTTACCCGCCGCGATGTCCGATCCATCAGAGTTAATAAGATCTGTGGTGCCTACATGACCCAGCTGATCAAACAAGAAATCACTGGATCTCAATTCTACACTAGATCCAACACGGAAGGCTAGTCGCGTTCCTCGCGGTCCTAAAATAGATGAATCAGCTGTAGAGCCTCCGGTGATATATATTACAAAAGCGCCGGCGCCACTTGCTGTTGAGGTGGCTACGTAATAACTAGCTATTTGGTCATCATCTATAAAAGAGTAGGCAGCGGGAGCAATTCCAGTTGTGCTGGGCGCTGGCGGCGTGCCTCCGGGGGGGGAATACAACGATCCAAGTCTATTATCCAATTCGATAATATAAGCTGTTTCTACCAGATCTGCATTGAGAGCCACATTGGGGCTTATTTCGACGGTATCTAGACCTTGGTCAGCAGCTATATTATTGGGGGTACCTCCTACCGTTGAGGCATTTAAAATGCCGGGGGAAAGAAAGCCGGAACCCATGCTGGTTAATTGGTCAACTGTAGTCTGGTTAACTGCAGCATAGAAAACGCCGTCAGAGTGTATTTTTGTATTTCCCTGGTCCCATAATTTAATTACCGGTAAATATAATAGATCGTTTCTATTAATGGACATTAGCTTAGATTTTAAATTGGATGTATTATTTGTAAAGGCTTCTAGAATTGGGGTCTGCAATATCTGCAAATCGTAGTATGCCGAGCCGTTCGGATTATCGATATCGTATAATCCATAATTAATTTCATCGTCTCCTAAAGCAAACTTTGCTATTCGGAAGCTTCCGTCGCCACGCGCGAGCCTCATCCTGCCGGTATCTGTGAGTACCGCATCTAATATAATGTCACCTGAATTGTCTAAGAATGCCATAAAATAACCTCTCTCTATAAATAGTTAATAAATCAATAACTTGCCTTATGGATTGAATACTCCCGTATTTTTAAATACTAAATTAAGATCTAGCTTTTTACCCGTCTTTTTACTTGTAAGGCGAATCTTAAAGTTTTTATTCCATATGGAGTCTACCGCACTTCCTAAAATATCCGAAGGAGGGGGAGAATTGGGATCATACTGAATCGCTGTTGAGTTTCGATCATAAGAAGTTTGAGCAAAAGACGGAGCGATATACAAATATTTTCGACCCTTTTTGGTAAAATGTTCTTTTTTGGGAGATGGAAAAACATAAGGCACTAATGTTAAATAGACCTGACCAGAATTATCTACCATCTCAACTTGAAAAACACTAGTGGGGTTTGAAACATGAAGATGATTATCTAACGACCGGAAACAATAATAATATTTTTTATTTGGTACGATGGTATCTAGGTAACTCGTACTACTAGCAAATCTGTTACCGCTAATATGTTCCACAACATCGGCTATTTTTTTACCCGCAAAGTCGCCATATGAAGAGGGAGGAACTGTGGTCCTAAATATTTCGTATCTATAAGCCAAATCGTCGCTGCGGAATTCCAATTTCGTTTTTAGCGCTACCTTCGTTAACTCAGACTCAGACATATCCGATGACTTATTAGTTAAAATCTGTGCCAAATACTGTTTTTTAATGCCCTCTATATCTTGATCTTCAATTGGTTGTGGAAGCTGCTCTAATCTGCCCGAATTGGCATTTAATAAAATCAATATTTTATTATTGATATTTTTATAAGGAATTAGATTAACATCCGGAGGAAGAGGGGGCTTATCTAAAACGATAGTTTGAGTAGTAAAAAATGGCAATTCAACAACTTCTGGAAGCGCTCCAACTTCTATATCTAGTGAACCCTCCGCCTGAGTAAACTCTGACGGCTGGGCTCCATGTGGTCCGCTTTTAAACCTTAAGCTAAACTTGCCAGCGTCTGTCGTGTTCTCGATCGTATACTTAACAGTTATTTCTCTAGCTCTTCGTTCTACTGTGTTGCTGCGGTTCGAGTACACTGAGAATGCATCAACCATTGATTGCCGAAGTGACTCCGGGTGTGTTAGGAGAGCTGTAATTTCATATTGTCTATTGCCAATATGCCTCTCAGCGTGCCAGTCAAATCTACATTGTATCCGATCAACAAAGTCCTGCACCGAAAGAACTTCATTCTCCACGAAATCAAGGGGGATACTGATTCGATTAACGGCCGCCGCGAGTGTTCCTTCGGCGGCCGTGCCAATCTGACCAATGTTTGTCGACAGGCCGACGGCGGTACCGTCGCTGGACGGATTCTCGGAAACGACCGCCTCAAGAGAACTATATTCGTTTATATCAAGCCACCAATTAAGACTTACCCCGGATGGCGCCATATCGTGACACTCTCCTGTAGATGCGAGATGACGATCGATGGAGGCGGCCAGATCGATGTCCGAGATGACGTTGGCAGGCATATTACTTTTTCTCCATTATAAGGGGCTGCGCCCTATGGTCAATGTCGTTACTAAACTATCTTCGCCCTCTTCTCCTGCCTCGTCTAATACCGTATGCATGATTGTCTCCGCGAGGCCGGGCGCGGGCGAGGCCGGGCGACCTGGGAGAACTTTCTCTCTAATTCTCCACGTGGCAAGCGGGCCGGCGGGACAATCGTATATGGCTCTATAGTGCGCGAGGTCGAAGTCGGTATTTCCAGCGCCGGAGGCTTGCCACATCTCAAAATGCCTATCTGTGCAAGGAGAAATAGGAGCTGATGGAAGGCCCGGAGTGCCCCCCGGGATCCCGCCTACGAATGGTGATGGTTGAGTTACCGCTCCTCCCTCTGCATTATTCATTATACCATGACCCGGAAGTAATTTAATTTTAACTACATCGGTTCTCTGATTATCGATAACATCTTCTACATCGTCAATTGTCATGGCACCAGCATTTGCAGACGCAAATCCAAGCAATGTAGAATTGTGCACAAAATAGCCACTAACCTTATTTTTGATCGCAGTATCATTTCGTTCCCAAGTATACGTATCAAATGCTTTTTCGTCCCATTCATCTGGAGAGGTTAAACTCAAGGAAGTTTCTTTGTACATTCCTAATGCGTTTCCTACCGCTTTACCATTTCCAGTAAGAGCATTGCCTATATTGATATTATTATAGAAATACTGCGATCCTTGAACTAGTCTAATCTGTTTAACATCGTATTGATACAGAGTGTTATACTTTACCTGAGAATCTATGTATTTAAGTGTTCCAGCTGGAAACGGATTTTCTGAGCCGGGAACTGCAAGATAAAAAATCTGCACCGGATCTATATCATATCCGCCTGATTCATTTATCGGAATTGACGTGCCAGAAGGAACAACTCGTTTTTCTATTTTATACAGTAGCGTTTCTGAATACGCATCCCTAAGTTTAAGAAGCTCTTCAAAGTCTCTCATGAAACTTTGGATATTTTCATCATACGTGGCCTTCCAATTCTGCAGTCTTACCAACGCGAGGATTGGATAAAACGGAGAATCGCCTGAAGGCATCGGAAGACCAGCAACAACTTGGGCAGGCTCGATAACTACACCATTCTGGATGCGAGCAGGGAATCGTTGTGTAAGGTTTTTAGGATCTATTAAATTTAGGCCTGCCGCGGTAGTCGGATTAGCAAGGAAACTAGTGGTGGTGGTACCCGGTACGGCGGCGCCCACAATAAAAGCATTGTCCGGATTTTGATAGTGATTTATCATTCCAATCTGTGAGTTTTGAAGTGCGGTGCGTAACTGGTCCAGAAGGCTTTCTAAATTCATAAACCATTTAATGGTGCCGTTTGGCAAAGTAAGACGTTTCGTTTCCAAAGAATTGGTTAATGACTGGTCTATAATTTCGCCGGGAAGGGCCGAGGGAGATTGCGTAGCTACCTGTTGTCTTTCAAAAGTCTGGATAGTATGCCGTTCGGAGGGAGCAAGACCGGTATCTCGACTAATAATAATATTCATCACTAAGTCATATAGACCAGAATCTTTTAACATTTTAACAAACGTTGTATTTTGATCAGTTCGCGGAAGGGCCGGCATCCACATGGCAGTTTGTCGACCCTCCTCATCTACCGGACCCATTGTAATCTGTCCCGGCTCGGAGGGTCCAGGCATTGTACGAGTTATATCGTTGTCAGAACGATGATCAATTCGAATTTCAACAAACATGGGGACATCACGAATTGTAGCATCATAGTCATCTAGTATAGATAAATTACTAGAATTAACCTCTACATGGGAATATAATTGGATCGATTTATCCATCATGAAATCATAGCTGACGATGCCTTGAGGATTCTTAAGCCTTTGAGCCTCTTCGGTCCAAAGTTGATAATAAGATTTTTTGGTTGCTTGAGATACTATATTATCCCAAGGTATAAAATCATTTAAAGTAATCTGGCTTCGATAAGCGCCTCGGGGAGCATCAAGGCCGCCGTTGACCAATAAATTATTAAAGGCGTTATGTACTAAATAAAAGTTGGGAAGGGCCGCCTCTGGCATGTCTTCTATAATACTTTCATATTTGGCATTGTTATTGAGATAAAAATTATACGCTGGAGTAAGAGAAATCAATTCTGAACTAATGTCAGAGGCGCTTTGAGATGGCAATTTTATTGTTGTGGATCTGTTGTAATACTTTGCTCCAGGGATGAAGGACCCACCCTCTAATAGCCCGGGCGGAGGCGATGCGGACGAGTACGTGACGCTGCTGGCACCCCGACCTGAGCGGGCCCTTGTTAGAAGAGCGGCAGCCTCCGGAGATCGAGAGTGGTGCTGTGCCTCCATTAGTCTGTCTCCTTTTTTAAACCCAGTTACCATATATTTCTCAAAATAAGGTACGCCCGAAAGAGTTCTGTCCAAGAGAGAGCCGACGGCGAGCGGACCATTAAAACCAGCTAAATACTCATTCCAGATTAATCGATTATAGCTGACAAGGTACTTGCTCGCTATTCCCTTGTTAAAATAAACCGCGTGGATAGCCCAGCGAGGAACAAGGTTAATAACATTTCCTATATCGCCTCCGGATATATTAAAGGTCAGGCCGGCGGCTGCAGCACCGGCCGGCATTCTTAGAGTTCTACTACGAACTCCGCCCTGGACCACGGGAGATCTTTCTAAGTGCGCACCTAAAAGATAATAATTACCCATAGATCCTATTAATTTATCATCCGTTCCCCAGTCACTTTTTATGAAAGGGTGTTTAAACCCTGTTGTTATAATATCGGACCAACTTAAGCCCACCAAGCCGGGCTCCGCTATCATCAAAGTATCGGGAAGAATAGATAAACTAAAGAACTGACTCATGTTTAATACCCACCTCCGTTACTGGTACCGCCGTTGCCCTTTTTTATCATTTCCTTTTTTATCATTCCCGTAGAATATAAATATCGACGCGGTAGCTTGCCGGCCGTCTTAGCAATCGTTGGCTGTGACATCTTATTTTCTAGACGCTTAGCGCGCGCTTCAATGTTAGATTTTTTCTTAGCATTCGATCTGGAAGTAACTGTGGTGGAAATAGTAGGAGTTCCTATCATAAAATATTTATTAATAATGGGCAAAGCCTCTTCGTAAACATTTTCTTGTTCTAAAATAGAGGGAGTACGGCTCATACGGCAGAACAAAAATTTACTTTTACTTGCTGACTTAAATGTTTTCTCGTTTAAGAGGGCCCATATGGGAGAACAAACATAAGTGGCACCGTCTATCACCTTATATCCGGCCAGGTATTCACACGCTACAATCGAATTGTAATTAAGATTGATATCGAAAGAATTCTGAGTTTCTATTAGTGTGGGTTCGTTACGCAATTTCTGCATTGCATACGCAGATCGGCCGAGGCCTGGGCGCGTAAGGCTCGGCAGGGTGAATTTTTGGCTCACCTCATCTAACAACGATAATGCCAAATTAGAATTCATAATATTTTCTTCTGGGTTCTTGGTGCCTTTAAAATTAATTTCGTTGCTGGGGTCACTCGGATTGGGGGGCTCTTCCTTGGCTCTAGGGAATTTTGATCCGTCACCCAATACTTTCCCGGAATCGACTGTTAGTGTTTTAATAATTTTTTCATTACCAAACCCAGAAATTCCCCCCTTAAGAGGTGCTATGGTAATACCGTGAAACCCCAGTAGGCTTTGTTTTTGAGAGGCAATTGCTGAGGGGCTAACAGATCTCACACCCATTTCTTTTCTGCATGGATTTGCTTTACCATTTAAAATGATTAATGAGTCGTCAAATTTCATCCCGGGATTTACCTTAATATTTTTATTAGGAGTTTTGATTGTAAGGGGTGATAAAAATGCCGTAGATGTAACAGTAGAGGAGGGCGTATTGGTAACGGCGCCATATCGAGATGCCTCTGTCTTTATTCTACTATTCCAGTCCTTGAAACTTAAAGTATAGAAATCTGGTGAATTTTTTGAAGAGAATAAATAAGACAGCCCCTGATTCATTGTGTCGCGGGCATTATGTGTGTCAGAAAAATTATGTCTCATCTCTAACAATCCTTGATTTTCATCGGTACTGTCTATTGTAGATCTAAAACTCTGAGCCATTCCGGTATTTCCTACAGGAGTTTTGTTAATTATAAAAGAAACTTTACTAATGAGATCTCGGGCCATTTTTCTGACTTGATACAAACTTTTAGTGGTCGCCGTTTCAGGGTCAGTCATATTAAGAAGATTTCTTTGCCATTCGGCACTTTTTTGGCTAATAAAAGGAGCAGAGCCAAATATTAGTCGCACAGCGACCATATATTTATTAACTAAATCGCTCCACGCGGTCGATTCTGCCTTAATTTGTTCTACGTGCTTTGGGTTAAATCTGTCTCTAACGTAGTCGTAAGCTTTTGGATTGTTAAGAAGATTCAGGAATATGTCATATTGGTGAGTCGCTTCATCCAAAAAAGAAATTACATTTTTTAATTTTATAGCCGTATTGTCGGCAAATCTTATGTGAACTCCGTACTGATAAAGGCCGTCCGTAATCGTTTTCATGCCCGGATCAGAGGTTACAAAATGAACTACATGTGAGTTAACTCCGTATTCTAAAATACTAACAGTGCCTTGAGTAAGGGATCCGATAATTACTTCTTCGGCATTTTGTTCTATCGGCCTATTAAATATTTGTCCTCCGGTTAATCTATTTCCAAGAGGAGGCTGCAGCACGCGCTTGCGATAAATTACTATATCATTTAATGTAATCGCAGATTTTAATTCCTCGGTAGAGTGATATAGCTGTGGAAACTTGGTTAGGTTTCGAACGGCCTCTATAATATTGAATCCTATCATCAAATTAATAGAGCTATCGCTTTGGCTAAGATAAAGAGGAGAAAAATAACTTAGATTGTGAATAGTTCTAGTAGCTTCTAAGAATTTTTCCGCTTGTATACTAATGGTCTCCGGAGAGACACCCGAAAAGTTGGAAGGGTCTAAGGCAGCTAAACTTTTTAGGAATCTCATATCAACAATCTTTTTATTAGCTACCACTTCGGCCATAAGCTTGGGACTTAGCGCATCTGTTGAATTGGCAGACCCCACAAATCCTTCCTCCGGATGATAAGAAACTGGACCGATCCAGGCTTCACCAACGCTCCCCACAACACTATCTTCAGCTAATTTAAAAGCAAAGCTGCTTGCTGGAGTTTTTCCATTCGAAATTATATTTTCTATACAAATTTCCCCACAAACCGGTATTGTTTCGGGCGACATTCCACTTTTAGAACTGTCGTTAATATCTGCTAGATAGGGCACTGCCAAACAACAAAGATAGCTGGGCGTTTCTTTCAAAAAGGCTGTCACTTTATAAGATAATCCTTCTGAGGAAAATCCCGTTTCCGTGTTTAAGACCTCTATGCTGCCCTCGCTCAATGAATCGAGGGGGGATATCGCTGAGTTTTCTAGACCAAAAAACAACTTAGTAAGCCCTTTTTTATTTTTTTCATTAACGATTTCTCGGACCAGTCTTTTCTTTGAGGATGAGAGGGCAGATACTATCATTTTATTTCTAACAAGGCATAACAATATTCTAAGACGTCCTTTAATACCATCATCCAAATACCATGGTGTTTCGACTTGCTCTTTCTCCAACGAGAGATCGATACTAAGCTTCATCTGGGGATTTTCAAGCGCCTCTGTAGTAGGTTCAAGCAACACCTTGTCTACAAAAATCCGAGGGAGGGGTTGATTTAATGATTTATTATTTATTTTTAGCATCAACAACACTCCTCATCGTCGGTAGTATACAGATCCTTGTTTAGCCGAAGGCGACCGGCGCCTGGACGAACCGCATCTTTAATATTTAGTTCATTGATTGCATTTGATGGCAATTCGTCGTCAACTAATATATCCATGTAATATTCCACATTCGGTGTGGTAGTGGCCTGTATTACGGATCGAGGAAGCATATCCGAACTTGGATCTATAAAAGACATTTGAATATTTTCTGGGACGATGGAACCGGAGGAAGCGGGACCGGTCGAAGCAGAAACAAAAAACACCTCTATATCAAAATTTTCTTTAAGAAATTCACTATTTTCCTCCAACACGTCCAAAACTAAATATTTCCTATCTACAGCCAAATAGGTAGAGTCTGTTATATAGTTCGTTATGGAGTTGGCGCCAATTGGGCCTTTCTGGAAAAAAGATTTATAATCTACTTCAATGTTGAGTTGCGGTATTCTTTGTACCACGCGGCTATTGTCTGTTGGAATCGTCCCAGCGAAAGGATCCATAGAAATTCTAGAGCCACTAATTATAGTATTTTCATTAAGGGGAATGATTGTCCAGCTAGGAGCTTTAGAAGAGTCCAAACTACTATTGCCGAGAGGAGTACTCAGAAGATCCATTTTATCTTTAAATGGTTGTTGATTCTGGAAGGCGAATGCAACCTCTGGATTTTCTCCGGAGAGCTGTCCTATTTCGTTCGTAACATTACTTATAAAAGTATTTACTCGCGATTCGACGCTGCTTAATGTTGAAATTGTGTGTAACGAAGGAGTCTCATTTTGAATCCTTCCCTCGGCTTTATTTTGATACTCCGTAAAGCCTCCATACTCTGAATCATATAGAATATCATCATCATAAAAAGCATAGAACGAGGGCTTAAATAGCCCCAGAGATAAAAGATATTTACCGTATTGAGTTAATTGAATCTCAATAACGTCTTCTTTTTTATTAAAAAATGCTACCATGGTCTGTTAAATTTTCCTCTTTTTAGTCATCATTTGTAATATCCTTTGTACACTTCTCAAAGCTCCGGACGACGACATCGAGCGAGACGGAGACATCCACAGTGGCAAGGAAGGTGCGCGCATAGATGGCGGCTCCTTCGAAGGGAGAGACCCGTACGGTTGGCCGAGAATATTCAGCGGAGGAGTTCCTGAGCCCAGAGATGGTGGGAAGAGGAGATCCTGGCCTAGGTTTGGATCGAGCATCATTTGAGCAGCTGTTTCAGGACTATATTGGACCGTCGTATCTATCTTAACCAACTCAACTAATGAGAAATAATCATAAGGCCAGTTATAAGAATATTTAGACTCAATGTTGGGCGGTATAGTCGCTAAATCCGTAGTTAAGTTCTTCTTGACAAACACGTTATAATCTTTCTCAGCCCTCTTCTTAACCTTAAATACCAACCACCGAAGAGTTGTTTCTGGATTATACATCTCGTCTATTAAGTTTTTTTCTCTAATAAATAGGGGGTCTGGCTTTTGGAACTGAGTTCCTATGTTCGGAGGCAGGTTTTGCCAAATATCTGCGAGATCTTGTCGACTTATTGAAACACTGAACTCGAAAGCGTAGAATAGTATTTTTTCAGGAGAAATAGTAGTTGGCGAACCTCCAGCACCAATGCTTAATGGGTCAAGCTGGGCAGTCATAGTCGGGCCTCCAGTGGAGTTAACGGGACTTAGCGGATTAAGACGGGTAGTCATAGTCGGGCCTCCAGTGGAGTTAACGGGACTTAGCGGATTAAGCTCGGTAGTCATAGTCGGACCGGTGGACGCCGGGTTCGTTACAAAATCAAATTTTGGAGGCAATATATATCGTCTTAGTATGTCCACACAACGAAGATAGGAGGCCTGCCCTGGGCCGTGCATGTCTTCCGTTAATTTAAAGAAACTGCGGCGTGTGCCAAATTGGTTAACCGTAAACGGGACTACTATTATTGCTTCTGCAAGAGTTTGTTGTCTCCTTAGATTTCCTACGGGTTTGGGAGAGCCGGTGTTAAACTTAACAACGCTAGCCAAGGAGTTAATGTTGTCTTCTTCTAAAACCCCATGTGTTGGAGAATTAATGTACGACGGAGTATCAACTGAAAGTTCTATTGTTTCTCCGCCCGCGGGAATATCACCATATTGGTGCCACATTCCTTTAGAAATAATCTTCTTAGATAAAGTGTCAGTGGTGGGGGCCAACGGATGAGGGTAGCCCGGAACAAGACTATTCGGAGGGAGAGTAATCGATGCCGAAGCGGCCGAACCGCTAACCGTATACTTAGAAAAATTCAAAACCGGTGTTTCAAATTTACTTTGAATTAACCAACGATCCTGATTAGAGTCTGTATCCGGCGGAACAGATATGAGAGTTTCTGCCAGATTTACATTTTGATCAATGTGTTGCTGCCAAACTGAGCCGGCCGAGGGGCCGTGAACTCCCCATGCCTCGATGGAGAGGGGGTCAGCCGTGTTATTAGAGCGCGCATACATAAACTCTGATGTTGCTAAAATATCAGAAAGAGCTGGCTTGCCGCTATATTGAGCTTTAAATAGTATTGTAGCTCGACCATGGCCATCATAGTAACTGGGAGTAAGAGGATCAAAATTGGCCTCCCAGGCACACGCCGAGCCGGGCGAGATGCAATTGAAGGCGCCGGCGTACGCATTTCCTGCAAAAGGTGGCCCAAAAGCAGATGCTCTCTCATACATCTCAAATTTAGATCTATCCGGAATTGTAACTAATTGACCCGAGCCTGTGGTATCTCCCCCCGGATTAATAATGGGCCGACGCAAGTCAACCGTCATAGCATAATAAGAACCCGATGTAACAGAAGCAAATTCATCTTCGCGCGCCGACACAAAATTAGCCATATGACCGAAGGTGTCATCTTGAAAGAAATTAAGAGTCTCGCATAAGAAATTGTCAATTGCTAATTCATAAAGTGAGGATCCCATTCCATTCCAGCCGACCCGGTATTTGTACTTCGTTGGGTCCTGATCCTGGCGGAAACTAGCAGAGGGTGGTAAACCATTATCATAGATATAAGCCCCCGAAATTGAATTTACTCCAAAATAGGCTGATGGTTTAATCATAGCTTCGAATGGAATACGCTGGAACCCATAGCCTCCTTGAGCATCTAAATAATTAACATACCATCCCCCGGGGGTTGCGGGTGGCCACCAGGAAGCCGGAGGGGTGAAGTTATTCTGATTCAGTTGAGGATTAAGGCTGCTGCTGTAGCGAACACCAAAATTAATTGTTCCCTCGGGTAAAGTTGTCCATACCGTCGAAGTTGCAATTTTAGTGCCTGCCAAATCGGAGGGGCCGCCGGAGCCGGCGTTGATGTCCAGAATCGATTCTCCTTTAGGCACGAGCCCAATATCCCATTTTGGAGTTGATGAGGTATTAAATATAACAAAACTACTAACTGCAATGCCCGACTTAATGGTGTTAAATAATATTCCCGGAGCAAATAATGGTTCTAACAAGGGACGCATGGCACCCCTTGTCTCCGGACCCGCGGTAGTGTGCTGCCAGCCGGTGACGGAAGAGGAAAACGATGATTCCACATGTGGAAAATAAGAAGAAGAAAATAGCCCCGTCAAAGCCGCGGCTCGTTCTGCAGGATAAAATCCTTTGTATGGTAGAAATTTAATATAAGCAGAACATCCTAGTTGTATTTCCTTCCTCTTGAGTCTCATTCCTTCATTAATGTTTTTATTGTTTAGGTCGTCATCGATAACTTTAAAATATTTCAAGAAGTCTGTGTGACCATAGACACTATAAAAATTATTTTGAGAGCTGTTGGCTATGATATCGGTCTGCGTACCGGGGACCACGCCTCCCTCGCCTTCGGGCACCTCTCCACCAGTTAAATCGAACAACCCGGTTGTTTCATCAAGATCTGTCAACCAATCAGAATTGTGATTTATAACTAAGTTTTCAATATGTTCGCTTATCCTGAATTCTGGTACAATCGTGTGATCTTTGCCCTTTAATCGTATAAATTCAGCATATTCTTCATATGGTTGATAAGGATCTTTTCCGGCCTGGACTGGAGCATCCCAATATGTGTCGCCTCCCCATACCGGATCGCAGATCCCCATCCCAGAGCCGGGAGAAGAGCCCGAGCCTACGAAAACCCTCATATTGTAAAGAGGCCCGGGCGCGATGTTGGCGCGCTGCCACAGGCAGCCTTGGTATGTGCCAAACCTGGTATATCTATTTTGAAGTTCTCCAGCAGAGAAGCCCGTGCCGCCCCAACCTAGTATTGGTAAAGTAGATTGAGATATATCAGCCAGCATACTGCTAAAGGGATAGTGTGCATCTAGTGGCCACATGCTAGCATTGGGAACATTAGTCCCAACCGCATTTAACCGGAAGTCCGCGAAGAAGCCCGGGTTCTGACTTCTGCGACCTCGCGGGGTTAACCAAATTTGATCAGTACTATACTCTTCTCTTGTTCTAGTTCTCGTACGATATGCATTGACTTCCCGAGGATAGATTCTCTCGGTATATTCTATTAACGAATCTGCACTATTATTTAATGAAGCATCTAAAGCAAAATTAACAAGTGTTTCGTATGGCTGCCCGAAGGTAACATTGGGAACAAGGTCTAGCCTGTTGTCTAATCGCTGATGTGAGAAATAGTCTATATTGTTGCCCCACGAAACCTTAGCTACCACACTATTATCCGGAGGGATTGGAGTACCCGGAGCAGAGGCCCACATTTGATTATAAGCATCAGGAACGCCGGGAATATTATTCCATTGACCGCCCTCGAATGCAAATTCTAGAGCATGGTGGCGACTACTGATTGGCTGTTCAATATACTGCTTAAAAGTATTCCCCTTTAGGCCCTTCATCTGCTGAGCTGTTGCGTAATCGCCCACATAAATAGGCAAAGGCTCGTCCCTTTGAGATAGTATATTATGCTCTCGCTGATATCTTACAACAGGGTGTTGTCGTGTTCGGATTTGCTTCCATGTCGGCCAGCCGTAAGGGCCACCGCGATTAAGGAGGATTGAGTTTAGTATGCCTCCGGGTCCGGTGGTTTCGTCCGGGGAAAGGTAGGATACGCCAAAGCCGTTGCCAGGAGCAATGCCATAATTGATTGTGGAATTTATATAGTTCGACTTATAGACCAGTCCACTCCGTTCCAGTGACATACTAGGATATCCCAAGGTCTGAGCAGAAGAGTCAAGGGGATCCGCCACAATTGTATTCAGTCCTACAAAGTCTGTGGGAATTCCGGTCGTCGGTCCGAGCATAGATATCCAGGTAGCACTATCAATTCTTTGACCCCAAAAGCGCCACCCGGGGTTATTGGTTTCGACAGAATAAACTTCACTTTCTGGAATTGTCGGCCAACTCTGCGGGAGTCCTCCGCTAAGCCCCATGTATCCCAACATCATGGTGCCTGTAGTCAAACTAGCTGTAATCCAAGCATACTGACGATCTGACTGAGGAATTGGATGTGTTACCCAGCCATTGTCGTAAACCGAAGCCGTGAAATAAGAACCAGTTTCCATTCTATATTTGGTGTTTCTGTTAACTTTGTGGTACGAGGGAACCGTAACATATGTATCTGTAGGAATTGTGCCATAGGCTGCATCATGGCCGAACTGCCCGCAATGTAGAGTTAGCCTCTGATTTCTGCCTCTGTTCTTTCCTATCTGATCAACAACTGTGATTGTCTGCGCAGCTAAAGGATCTACCGAAGCTGAACCCGAGAGGCCATAATCTATAACTGATCGATTGCGGAAGGGCAAAGCATTGTAGGGAGAAACCTCTTCGTGAGCCGGCTCTAAATAACCCCGGGATTGAACTTCATATCCTCCGGGAGCAGAAAACTTGTTAACAAAAATGGTCTGATTTGAGTTGCGTCCATCGCGATTTGGAAGGGCAAACTTATCTCCAAAGCGCGTGCAGGCCTGGGGATTAATATCCACAATAATTCCTGGTGGTGTACCGACGTGTACGAGGTCCGCGCTGGCGCCACCCACGATGTTTGCTATACCTGCTATCGAATCCCCGGGGCCGTCTCCCATCCGGAACCAGAATATTAGATTGCTCCTGACTGCTATTAGCTCTCCTCCTAGCAAATTTAAGGTAGCCTGAGAATATAATTTATTGGCCTGATCGCTGGTTAAGGTGGTATTCCAAAAGGATGCATCAGAAACATATCCGGCCCAGTTCTCACCAGTATGCCAGCCGATATATATATAGGCCGAGGACATAACATAAGGATCTATGGTTCCGACAGGAGTCACCACTTCTGTAACCGGCACCGGAGCGCCATCTATATACATTGTGGGGCTATTGCTCGTTGATGACCCGTTATAGGTTATCGCCAGATGTGTCCATTTATTTAGTGGGATTGCGCTTGCAGGACTTTCCCACTCTGCGGTAGTTCCTCCGCCATCCCATTTCGCTAAGAAAATAACTTTATTATTTGGGTCAGTCTTAATTCTCCTAGTATCGAAGTTGTCACCAGCGTGCACTCCATCGCTATCCTGGAAGAGTATATTAGTTTGCCCTGAAGCTGTTAAGTTTATCCAAGCTTGCCACGTCTCGGCTGTGTTGGCGTTCATATAGGCTATTTCGGGCGCACTTCCGGACCAGGACCAATATTTACGGAGGCCGGGGGGCTGATCATCAAGTTCGATAGCTTTAGTATTCACGACCCTATCGCCAGATAATGCAAGCGGTGGCCGACTATTATCAAGTTTGTGGTGAACAGTTAATGGATACAGCGAAAAATCAAATGATTGTTCTCGGAAAAACAAATCATTTATAGATCGAGCGTTGCTTTGAACAACATCGTAGTTCATGCGGTAATTGCCGAGTATTGTAGACCCAGTTGTCATCTGTATATTTTGAACATTGACTGGTCGCTTGGTTCCTACGTTTCGTAATAGATTTCCTTTTGGTCGATCGAATAAGTAGGGAGGCGAAACAGCTGGAGCATTCGGGGATGGATACTGGGGATCAACTATTCCTAGAGCACCAGACGTTTCATTTGTATATGTGGAAGACGTAATTTGACAAGTTAAATCCGTGCCTCCGCCGGCGACTGCAACGTCAGCAGGAGTAAGATCGAGCATATACTCTGGACAGGATACGGGGATAGTGGCAGGTATACCATCGCATTGGAACGATAGTGAAGTGAGCGGCGGTTCTGACGCGGCATCATCAACATTCAAAAGCGTATCTCCCGGACTATCACCAAATCTGTACCACGACATTAAGCCGACACTTAACCCGGCTGAAGCCGTTAAATTAATGGGCCCTGAAGATGTTACAGCAATTTCTTTCTTTTCAACGGTCAGGAGAGGCGATATCGTGGTACAGGTAGTCGTGGTTTCTCCGCCGACTCCATAAAGCTCAAGGCATTCTGCGTCCGAAAGCTGTCTGTCCCATATTGCCTGATCGGCAAAAGCACCACTATGAAAAGTCGACTTTACAGACCAGCCGCTGTAGGCGGCAATATACCAGGCTCCAACACTACCGGCGCCGGTGGTGCCCACCAGATTACCAGCTGGAGTTTGCCAAGTAGAAAAGCTTGCGCTCACTCCGTTAATAAAAACATTAGGAGGTTGCGATCCCGAATTATAAGCAGTAACAATATGATACCAGCCCGGGCCTTCTGTCAAATATTTACTAGAGGTGAGCGGTACATCCAATACCCACTCGGCGTCAGTCGGGCCTCCGGCGCTATATTCTGCACCAAAAAATAATCTCATACCGGCCGGCGAGGAGGCGGTACCTATCGTACGTAGACGTTTGAAACCGGTACCCGCGCCCTCGTTTCCGAAGCTCCATATGCCGCTGGCGAGGCCCTTATCAAGCAGCTCTGAAGAGGCCGAGACCCACGTCGATACGGTGAACTCATCGGATGAGCCATCAAATGCACCCGCAGACATATACCATCCGGTATTAAAAATATGATTTGTGCAAGGCCATTTGCATGCGGTCAATATTTTTTTACTATTAGCACCAATATTACTAGAAGTTACCAAGTTATAGGTAGTATTTACCAACTTTCGGTCTGTACACATTCCCAGAAGCAGTTTAAACCCTTCCGGTCGATCTTCAACATAATCTAGATTATTCGGGCCCTTCTTAAGTGCATCGAATTTGTTTAACGCGACGTGACGATATTCTCGTCCCCCAACATATTGTTCGGTAAACGGGCCCTGGAGAGGACTGCCATTCAGTTCGCCATAAATATCATTATGAAGATCGGTTATCATAACCCCTTTCATAAATCTTTCTCTTACAGTCTGATTATATCCTGTCGCGACTGAACTGCTATATAAATTAAATGGCGCCAACAAATGCCCCTTGGCCTCTTGATAATCAAAACTTCCTGACTGATGTTTATTAATTCTAGCATTTATACCCCAGGCCAAGCGCTTCTTTTGATTTGGAGTGATGATATCGGTGATATCTTTAAGAGTTTCCACATCTTTTTCAAAAGTCAGCATAACATTGGCAGGAATGTTCATGCCTTTTATAAGTGGGCCGGCAGGATAAGTGGCGGGGAATACGAAATCCCATATTTTATTTGGATATTGGCCGCGAGGATTCCCCCCAGGCAATTGTAACGGTCGAGAAACAGAAAGTTTATATGGCCTAGAATCGGCACAGTTGTCATCCCAAAACTGGGATCGGTCGTCGGCGTACCCTGGTCGCTGGGGGCCGGCGCTCTCGAAGATCTTCTCCCGGGAAAAATCAACCGCAGCATCGCCCGAAGCAAGAGGGGGCTTCAGCCGGGTAGCGCGGTCCTTCCACCAATACGCATTGGTACTTTGGAGGTTGTTGAGTGGGTGATGATTAAATTTCCACCCTCCCAGGGGATCTAAAATATTACAAATTCTACCTTCAATAATAGGATCTTTGGTATTTAATGTTGGGAATTTACTATGATATTTGTTTCTCTCTAAAATATGACTCTCAATCATGGTGCGTATATTCTGAGCTACATCCGCTGATGCTGGAACAAGTTGTTGCAACATTGTTGAGAGAGAAGAATCAAACCACTTATAAAATTCATAGAATTTATCAAAGTCTATAGTACTATTTTGGACATTTAAGAAAAAGGCCTGTCGGACCTTTGAAAGATCTTTGTAGTCCATTCGATAGCGATTCACTGGTGCACCTATCAAGGTGTGCATATCGCGTATAGTGGCAAAATAATTTATCATCTCTTCGGAAATAACTTGATAAAGGCTCTTTTCGAAAGAGAAGTAGAACGTTACAGGGCGTGTTGCGGGAGTAAATTCTTCTTGTTCCTCGGAAGTTAAAACAGAAATCATATCCACAGACCGTAGATTCTCGGGTAGATTTTGTCTAATATTTACAATATAATCTTTATCGATCGCTGTCGTAGAATTTGCCCCGAAGAAGTCGCCGCGGCCCGTATGTTGATTATTTAATATGGGGCCTAGCCAGTCATATCGAGAGGCGGCTAATTGAGTTGAACCGGATGAAAGATCGGCTACAGAGAATTGACCACTAGAGTTAGAGCCGGTATTCTGGTTAAAATCCCAATTCAGAGCCAAAGTGTCTAATTCAGGTATTTCTCCGAAAGAAGCTTCCGGTTGGAACGGAAAAGCGTACCAATGAGGATTGGATGTGCCACAATTAAAAGCATCGTTCGCGTGCTCGGTAAGAGTCGTATCATCTAAATATGTTAACCAGTGGCGAGCCGCGGCCACCTTAACATCGGAGAACTCAAGCACAGACCCTGTAAAATTCTGTCGGTGCGATCCAGCAAATAATCTTTTTCGATCCGAAATAAAGCCGGCTGGCGGAGAATTGATAGTACCGCTTAAAGTAAAGGTATCCAATACAACGCCATCTTGAACGTGAGTACCCCGCAATTCAACTATATAATCGCCAGCAACAGAACTGGTTACAAAATTTTCATATGGATATTTTTCCGGTCGTACGCGAACTGCCAAGTTCCATCTAGTATTATTATAAACATCCTCGTAAAGATCGCTTTTTAGAAGCGGCATACTGCCGCCAGCTGTGCTCGTTAGTACAAAACGAACATTCGGAGACCTAAGCTCATCACGAACAGCAAATACTTGGAAATTACTTTCATCGAGTGCAGTCCAAGTAGTGTCGGCGCCGTTGGGAAGCGCGCTATGCATTCCGAATATTGATGCTGAAATAAAATTCCTACTTATATAATAGGGATGACTCTCGGGCGCCTTAATGGGCATCACCAAATCTACTTCGGTAGTAAAAGCAAATCCGCCAGTTAAATTAGTTGATCCGGTTATAAAAGATACCGAATTGGCGTTGCTAGAGTCAAGGAATTGATAGACCGATCCCTGAATGTTTTCTATCGTGTTGAAATCAACAAACTTTTTGGGTTCGACAACTGCGCGCGCATTGTTTCGATACTCGTACTCAATATTGTTAGCATATAAATTAAATTTAATCAGCTCGTCATCAATTCCAAAACAACGAATTAAATTGCGAAATGCTTTTTCAGTACCTTTAGACTTATAAATATAATTGAGATTATTATAGATATTTTGATATATCGTATTCTTAATATCACTCAACGACTTATCATAGATAAGATCTTCACTTCGATCCGCTAATTTTTCTAAAACATCAGCATCTATAAAAAGCTCTGGCGACACAAGGCCGGCTGATTCTAAAAGCCTATTGGCAAAGGGGAGTGGTTTTTGGCTCCCATGGGGATAAGTGATATCTTTTAACGTATTTAAAGATTGAATTTGTAATTGTAGCGTATCAAAATAACTTCCCATTATTTGGGCTAGACTCTTTAGTTCTCCAGAAGCCTCCTCGTCCTCTTCTAAAATCCATCCCGGAATTGAGTTATATATGGAAGCGTTATTTTGAATATCGTGCCGAGAGCCGCTACCTTCTAATTTTGCCTCCAGAGCTACTACCGCCGGATGGAAAGAATATATTATAGGATCTTTAAACTCTTTTATGGCCGCTCTAGAAATAACTATCGCAGATCCAGTATTTCTTGAGTTGGAAGTGTAACCAGTCCAGGTACCGTTTGAAATGCGCCCAGAGTAATCAAGCACCATTCTATCTGTAGAATCAATGCCCGTAATTCCTTCATTAAACTTATAATAAACGCCCAAATCTGTATTTACCAAATTAGTAGTATCTACACCGGGAGCTGGGTCCGAATTGGTTCCTCCACCTACTTGCGATATCCAGTATCGACCTATATCTTTAGAGCTTCTTTGCTTTTTCCAATATCGGAATTCATCCAATGAGGCGGATAACTTACCTGCTCCCATCATTGCCGCCGAGCCAGATGGGCTTGTAATTAGCGCGCCAATATGTGCTTTAAGAGTCCCGGTGATCTGGTTAATACCCACTGATCCGAGCGTTTGTTCGTTGTTTAAGTCACCATTAACATAAAATTTAGTATTAACGCCGACAGAAGTGGATACACAAGTAATTGCATAATGATGCCAATTGTTATCAGCTACCGAAGCGGTTGTTAGAGTTGCACTCCCGATGGATACATCTTGAAATCCCGTTGTTCCTGAAAGTATCGTGAGCCTAAAAGGATTTAATCCATCGGTGGCGCCAGTTAGTTCTATGCTTAGGCGCCCGTAATCAACACTGGAAGATAACTTGTTGTTCCAGAGATCAAAAATAACTTCTTTTTCGGTAGATCCGGTTATAAATTGATCTTTCTTGAGCCAGAATTCAACTGAAACACCTTTGTCACGGAGATTAAACTCCAAATTGGAAGCTCTATTCTTTGCGGGATCCCAATAGTTTGACCCAGTAAACTGAACCATAGGATCCGACATACCATGCGGATTTTGATTGGGGCCTCCTATAAAAGAAATATACTCCCGAGTAGACGGAGTTCCATAGCCATCAGCAGTTATAGGACCACTAGAAGCACCCCATCCATCAGCAGATAAAATAATAAATCCGTTAGTGCGAGGATATTGATTATCTAATAAATATAGATCTATATAGGTGGAATTATTTTCCCATTCCAATTTTTCTTTAAGAGAGCCGTCGTAGGGATAGGTGCCATAGACCCTTCCAATAGAGGCTTTGTAATACTCTGCGGCCGACCCATAATAAGCAAAATTTTCTGGTCGTGAAAAATCTATTCTCGGAATAAATCTGTCTTCGTGTATTACATCTTGTTCGTGATACCCAACAGACTCAACCTCAGAGGCAAGCTGCTCCTCGCTCATGTCAGAAATATTTTTTACACTGCTAGCAAGTTTATAGGTATCCTTCAAGCTCATTTTTTATTCTTCTACTCTAAATTTAAATATCTCTGGTTGTTCCACCCATGCTCCGATGCTGTCATTGTAATAGGATGCCTTGATACCGTACATGTATTGAGCTTCCAACAATGATATGTCTAAATCAAAATAATTTCCGTCTACATCATAGGACATATAAGTGCTCAAATCGCTTCCTGTTCCGTACGGTATTACATTTAGCTCGTCTGTTAACCTCACCACCTTATAAGACGCGCTAGCTATGCACTCGTTTGGAATTGTGTTCGTCGCCACGACATACATGTTAGGATCCCAATTCCTTTGTCGTATAAAGAATCTGAAGCGTGCTGTCTCTTCTCTAGAATAGTTTGCCCTTAAGTTGGTTAGCGCTGTTATATAATTAAAGGTCGGGGCACTATCATAGGTCGGCACTAATTCGGGATAAACGGAGCCTGTTAAAACTTCTCCAATACCACTGCCAACTTCCCAAACATCATGAAGTGCTGTTAATGGGGTGGCCGCCGCAGTCATAGCTAACGAAGCAGAATATATTCCCGTACTTACCCGTCCAGCTGTGGTTATGTAGCCTATGCCATCGATCGGTGAATACAGACGCAACATAGGTCCCGTCGGGAGGCCGGCCGAACTAGAGTACATTCGAACAATGAGGCCGGCGCCGGCGTTGGGAATATCTACAAGTCTACCTCGAATATAATTGTAATAATACAAAGTGTTTAAGTTATCGGCTGCTGGCGCCAGAGAGCTACTATAGTAAAAGTCGCATCGATTATCCTGGATACGTGAATCCCAGCGAGCTTCCACTACTGGCCGTTTAAAGAAAAATTCCGAGGATCTGGCAAAAAACTTCTTTGTATAGTATGACCTTGGGGCGGCCTCCTCTCCGGGAATCAGCCGAATCCCCACACCATTATTGCCGCTAGTATATGTTCCAGCTACCCAGTCTTCTACAACGGTTGATATATCAACCGTCAGATCTTCCCAGCCCTCCCGAAAATGAGAGGTATATGAAGGATTAACTAAATAGTTTCCTCCGGTATTAGCCCATGGCCCTGTAGATCCGCGACGCATCCAATTAGATCCGGTCCCCCCATATGTGAGATCTTTATATTCTTCCATATCAAGACCTGATCCCTCTTGCCATGATTGAGAAATGGGAGATATGGCTAATGTAAAATCGCGAGCTAGTGTAAATGGATGTTCTGCATTATACATTTTAAGATAAAAACTAACATTACCAACGCCTGGTATGTTTCCTGCCGCGCGATCTGCCACAATGTCCTGTACTGGGAAATTTATTAAAATTCTGGACAGCTCTGAGCTTTGTCCACTGCTAGATGAAACTTGTCCATAAATTGAAAATACTTCTAAGCTGTCGGCGGCCCCCATATTGGATCCTGTGCCGCGCATCGTTAAATTTGCTTCAAAAGCATTCGTTATTGTATTGTCAGCATTAGCTACATATCTTTTAATTGCCATTACTTAATTGACCCCTTAATGTCGACATTTGGATATTTAAGTTCAAAAATGATCGTAGGAGACGCGTGTATCATACGCCCATCGGCAGCTAGCGCGTCTTTAAAGCTATAGCTCGTTTCAGAATATAGGCCCCCGGATTTATTAACCAATTCTACATCCGTAACATCGATAATGCCTGGCACGTCATTTAATACTTTATAAATATCCGAAATGTATATTGGCTCTCCAATATCTTTTACTCTCGCAAAATGTGCCGTAAGTGCACTATTGGCATTCTTTAATAACGTGAAGCGGTTTGATTCATAATCAGCCAAAGCCACATAATTTACCCCAAAATTAACAATGAAAGCATCCAAAAGATCAATTGTATCATTAATCATTTTATACTGAGATAGCCAAGTTTTTAAGTTTGTTTTTATAAGTGAATTTGTTGTCACCAATTTGCCGGTAGCCGTGTCTTCTGATATGACATATAGATTTAAGTTTCTCTTGAATTCTGTGAAGTCTCTGATAACTGTACATCGTTTAACGGCGCCATATTGAGCGGGCATGCCATATGTCACAGCTTGATAATCTTGAGCCGTGACAGCTCTATTTTGGGCTGCATAATGCGACATCACACGTTGTTTGATTTCTTCTGACGATGGGAGAGAAATATCTCCCAGAATCGGGCTTTCATTGGTGACCTCTAAGCTGTTTATAACTTCTACTCTTGTGGCGCTATTCAGAGCTGCCTGGTTGACAAACTTAATTCTAGGTGATAGAACTTGGCCAACAGTATTTGTCGCCGCATTAACATCCCGAGTTGTGTTTACTCGATATGATATAGTTAATAAGGTGCTAGAGGGTCCTATACCAAACTTGTCAGTATCGATTAATCTAGTTGGGTCGAAGTCAACATCTGTTATGTAGTTGCGACCATGTAAGTCTAATATCACCTGGGATGGATCAGCTACCGACTCAGCAAGCTTTTCAGAGTCTGACCCATATCCGAACTGCAAAAATGTTTGATTTCCTTCCCGCTCTAGTGTAAATCTACGAGCCACCGGGACCGCTTTTAAAATAGATGGGACCGACCCTCGTGAAGCATTAGTGTTTCTAATAGCCTTATAGATAATGTTTTGAGATAAATTATCTACTTCTACATATTCATGACCTTCAGAGTCCATAACAGAAAGAATCTCAGCTACATTGTTTGTCGAAAGAGGAACCCGACGGAATCTTTCGAATCCGCCAATTTTTTTTGTTTCTCTCGCCACTCTGCCAGAGACAGCTCGGCCCTGAGCACGAATGACATAAGAAGTTGGCGTATCATTAACAACTGTTCCCACCACCATTTGGTTGGATGGATTGGTAAAATTAATATTTTCTAGCAACGTATAAAGGCCGCCACCGCTGGAGCCGAATTGTGAGCCGGCCTCAAGAGTAGGAGCATAGCTCAAATCTGGGCCCTCTTCGGAGGTAGAGGCAGGTACCTTAATATAAAAGGTAAGCATTCCGTAAGAAGATGGACTCGTGTTTAGTCTAAAGCCAAGTTGCCTAGCCAATCGTATTACGTTTCTATATTCTATTGAACTATCTAAGAAGCTTTCGTTGACTTGATAATCCAAATAAAAAGATAAAATATCTCCTACATAAGCTACTGTATCCAGCATTAGAGACCCAAAACTGGCTTCGTTAAAGTCTTTATATGTAGAGGAATAATATCTCTTTGCGAAATTTTCTAGATCCCTTCGAATACTATCAAAATCGCGGCTGGTATAGTTTATGGGCTGTAACTGTTTGGGCATCTTCCGGGCGCTCCTGTTTTGAGTCTTATTAATTAGTTATTATTTACATTAATTTGCAATAGGCTTGACTGCTGAATCGGAAGTATCGTAAAGGAAATTTTAACTCCGAGATAGTGTGGGTCCAGGGTATCCCCAACAGATGATTGTATAAACTCAACATTGTCTATTCCTATATAGGGAAGATAATTTTTAACTTGTTGATATATCCTTCGTTCTATCTCCGTAAAGGTAAAATCATTATTTGGTTCAAATAGGTATCGACGGATGCCAACGCCAAAGTTCGGATCCATCATCCGTTCTCCAGGATTTGTCAGCATCAACATTTTAAGATTTTGTCGAGCCAGTTGATTAAAATTAGTATTTAAACTATATGCACCAAAGGTGGGGCTCACCATCAATGGAAGTGCTACTGATAAACCATTCGACATATTAATCCCTCTAGATAATTAGGAAGGTGTTGACTATTAGTCATCACATATTTGCCTCTTAGATGAGTCACTAATTGATGAATTAGTAACATTCATGGCGTCTTCGAGTTTATTATCATGATCTCGCTTAAGTAGACCATAAATTAAGTAGAATATTCCCAAGGGGCCCGGAGGTGCCATAAATAATCCCGGTATTGTCCCGGTGAAGTTAAGGCCCTTTGTAGAAAAAGTTGGAAATGCATCGATACCGGCATCGCCCAGCTCTTGGGCGGCCTTGTCGAGGGGATCCATGTTTCTTAATTCTTCATTTAGTTTACAGAATATAAGGTCATTCAATAGCTTCTCCACATCTATTCCCATGGCTGCTATGGTGGGCTCTGAATCTAAAGCTGTTTGTACAACACCAACAAATTGTTGTATTGCTACCCCGGTTAAGTCTCTTATTACTTTTGTTATAGCCACGTGAGGATCTACTATCTCAGCAAGACCCTTCAAGATATCCAAAGGAGTTTCAATTATTGCTTTTACAATATACATTCCTATATTTGGTCTGTCTATATTGTTTGCTCCTGCATTTTTCACGCTGTCTTGAATCGAATGTATAGCTCTTTGGCTACGCACCGGACGCAAAGAATCGCGATGTGCCGTAACTGTTATCAACAATTCGGCTATAGCATTTTTAGTATCTGTGAAAACCGTTCCCATCTTGGAGAAGTAAGCATTCGTTAAATAGAAATTATTAAATAACAAAGTTGTCACAACAAGGCCCCAATCCAACGATTTCCTAAAGACTAAATCATATAACTCAGATTCTCTAATAACACGTGTGTCTCCTTCAAGAAACCAACGATTAGAGCCGAAGTTGATTGCAGCTGCTCCATCTTCTGAGAAAATATTAATTTTCTCGCCGTCGCCCAGGGCGCGCCCGGAGGGAATTTCTCCGATCGGAATTCCTACTATCATATTTTCTCTAGTGCGCGCGGGGCCAACATACATCGGCACGTAGGCTTCCTCCTTGTTTAAAAGGGTTTCTAGATGCGTGCTTGAGTCGGCCGCATTAGATCCTAAAATTTCACCAAAGAGGTCTATTAGTTCCTCATTTTTCGCTTGCGCCCCAGAAGTCATAATTTCATCATCTTCTACAAGCCTATCAAATGCCGTTTCATCATATTGGCCCCCTAGAACAATTTCAGGTGAGAACCTACGTACACCTACCACAGTTACCTCGTCGGTGTTAGATTGCATGGGAGGATAATAAACCAATCGGTAATATAATTTTGGATTATATAACCAACATTCTGTTTCTACACCGATTGCTTCGGACCGGATCATCTGGACGCGGTTTGCAATAAGTTGTAGCTTCTCTGCACTCGCAAAACCATTAACGAAAGATTCGCCGGCCGGAATATAAAATCGCTCCTCTAGATCAAGCTGGGCGTCCCGGACGAGACCTGTCGCCGTAGTTTCACCCACAACAACATCTAAATCCTGGCCAGCAGATTCTCCGAACGGGCCGGCCGAATAATTCGGATCAATTGTATATTTTGAAGCAGACCATCTAATAACTTTTTCGAATCTAAAGCCGCCATAAGCTAAAAGTTCGCTTTCTTTATCATTAAGTCCGAGGTCCAGCTGACCAGAAGCAATAACAAGACCATCACTTCGGGCTTTAAAGGGATGATCATTGCGAGAGTGTAAAAGGGTATCCGAAGCACCTATAGCATCGTGTATAAAACCATTTTCAAGAGATCTATCGAGATTACACCTTGAAATAATATTTTGAACGGCGCTAGCCGAATCTTTTAGTCTCTTCGCTAATAAGTAATTTAAGGATTTCTCATACATAGAGGGATCGTTTTGGCTCTCAATTAAATTTTCTCGCGTGAGGCCAAGACTCTCTAACACTTCAGTATCTAATGTCGTTCTTCGATTAATTTTTCGTTTCATGTACTTTGTAACAGTTTTTCGGAACAATGGGTGGAAGTTTTCGACCGTTACCAAATGCAATAATTTATTCATCGATGTCGTAACAGCGCGACTTATATAACTAACAACTGCGTCTAACGTAAAAATTTCTGTAAGTTTGAATGCCGAGAAAACAAATATATTTTGTAAATAAAATTGTACAAGGTGGACTTGCAAAAATAACAAGACTACTCCAAATCGTAATGAGTTTCTTAATATTTCCTCTGGTGTTAGGTCTGTATCTTGGCAACTAGCTTCTATAAATTCTTTTTTGACTTCATCGATAATTGATTGATAATCTAGCAAATCACCGATCTGGCTGCTCGCCTCTTCCGAGTTGGTCGAAACCATCAATAAGTCTAGGACTTTGTCTGTAGAAAAAGAGCCTCTCTCTAAAATGGATTTACTTAATTGTTTAATGAGGCTTGCCATAGCTGTAGGATGATACTGATATTTCATGGCATCAGAAAATTTGTTTATCTTGTTATTAACAATATTCCATTTCGCGCTGTCGTCGGGGCCCCAGTCCTTATCTAAATCGTTCCTCTCGATCATTTTTCGCATTGAAGTAACGGCGAGGTTGGACAATATCCCTTGTGCGGGGTTGGAATTTTCTTCCCCTATAAGCTCTTCGCCTAGTCCGTATAAATCGATATGCGAGCCGGCATGCATCTCTAGATCTCCGGGGCTCAATGTTCCTATTTTTAATTCATCAAAAATATAAGATACATCGTAATCGGATGTTCTTTCCGGCGTTTTAACCCTAACAATAGGCGCGCTTTGCTCAGTTACTTCACTGTAGCTGGGATATAGAAGATCTTCGTTTACGGTCTTATTAAATGTCTTGCGAAAAACGAATTTCATTCTATTCTCTGTAGTGCTGTCATTGGACGCGGCCTGGGAGTACCAATCCTCCATAGTTTGGAATTTTCCTATATGGACTGGGAGATCATCCTCCTGATGCTGGCGCTCCCACTCCTCATTCGCCAATAAAGCATATTTGACGGCGCCTCCAGTATACTCCCAGAGATATCCTTCAGATGTAAAGGGAACCTCCCCCTCGATATTCCCGGTACCAGCGAACACAGTCTGAATATAGTCGGAGTAATCAGAATGGCCTCCGTGCTCTCCGAAGTCCCAATCCCATCCGGGCCCATCAAAAATTTCTACCAAGCAGTGGGGAGGATAGCCGTACTCAAGGCCGAAGGGGCCGCGGATGCCTGGACCGAGGTCAGGGCCGTTGAATATTTCTTGCCACGTGGGCCAGTCCTCCTCATCGAGGCTCTGGGCCTGGAGGCCCCGGGGCAATGGGGGAATCTCATCAGGTGGTGCCATCAATAGCGGCGAGGATGGCGGCGGTGCCGAAAAAGGTTCTCGGAACCACATAGGAGCAAAGTCACGATCCTCTTCGTTTACTAGGAAGTCTTCCATTTCGGCCGCGGCGGTGTTGCTACCTGGGCGATCATCAGGGCCGGGTGCAAGGACGTCCTCTGGCATGTTAGACGGATGTATAGTCTCAGTCTCCACAATTACCGATCTATTATGGCCTCCGACGTTCTGGTTCTGGAAGCTCTCCGTAGTCACCACAGTAGTGGCATCGTGTACACGGGCCCTTTTTGTTTGAGAATACAGCCATTGCATATAAGGATCATAATAAATGTCATAATATGACATTTCGTCGGTACCAAACTCCGCAAAGTCCCGGGACGCTTCACTATAGTTTGCAACCCTAACCCTGGGTAGTTTATCGTTTTCTGCCTTCCAGTCGACGATGGCTTGCAGCGCTTTACTTCTGCGGCGTCGGGTGGCTGCATTGTCTCGACTGCCGACATCGTCCCTAGCATCTTTTAAGGCATCAAGTTCGAGTTGTTGTTGTTCACTATAGGCCTTGCCCATGCCGGCGGTGCCGGCAGACGTGTCATCGTAATCCGCACTATACCATCGTACTGGAAAGACGAGGGCGGCCGACGTCCCATATGCTTCGGCCCACGCGGCCTGGCCATATTGCGACACGCCGGGGCCCCTATAAAAAGCAGACTTCTCATTTTGTGCAACGTGGTAGTTTCCTCGTCCTTTGAGGCTCTGGCCGGCCCACGTTCTGGCAAAGTCTATAACACTTAGTATCTTTGTGACGCCCTCCATAGTACCGCCTGGGGCTTGGGGATCCCAAGCCGGGCCCTGAAGCCACGCCTCATACGCGTAATCTGAACACTGGGCGTCAGCATTTTCTCCTAGGAGTTCTTGGTTATTATACCTATCAACCTCCTCTTGAATGGCATCGCGGCGATCCCAGCCAATTATAAGTTCTGCCATGTTGTCCGACGGAGGCAGCGGAATTTGTGTTATGAAGTCAGTTACATCTGTCTCGTCTGCTTCTGAGATGGGCTGGCCGCGGTCGGCGCGGAGACGCGTTGTTTTTTCTGTGGAGAATGACGGAGTTGTAAGGGCGCCGTCAAAATTCCAAATTGTATCTCCTGGCTCGCCGGCGCCGCCTTCGGAGGTCTCCAAGAGGGTGTCATACGTTTTATCAATTGTGGTCGGAATAAATTCATAGAAATCATCTCTGAACGATCGGGGAAAAGTATATATAGTGGCGGCAGCAAAGCCCCCCGCAATTGCATCTCTGTTGTTCCCCATCTGATTTGACACGTCTGCCATACCTGAAAAATTAAAGTTATCGAATACATCTCTAATTATTGACGACGCCTGGTCAATCTGATCTGCTGGGAGGCCGGTAAATATAGACGCGAGGCTCATCGAGCACTCCGATTCGAGGCCGGCCAAATCTTGAGTCATAACTGCTTGCATTTTTTCAACAAGAGTTTCTATGATCGATCCGGCTGTGCGGGGCGGATCCTCCCCTTTTGCAACGGATTGTTCAAAGCCGGCACTAGAACTTAGGGCTGCGTCCATTAAAGCTGTTGCTGTTTTGTTGACGCCTATTTGAGGCTTTAGAAGAATTGTTTTAGAGCCGTCAGCAGCATGATAAAAGCTAGGAGCTATTGACTCTATTAAAACACTCATGAGTTGCGGAACAGAACGTTCAGCTAGCGGGTTGGGAATATAGTTTTCGTTCTCCGGACAATTCAAATTAATCTCAGGAGGAGTTAAATCAATACCTTTAAGCATGTCTAATAACTCTCTGACATTGTGATCATCTACGACAGCAAGAAGATCTGGTACACAAATTTCTCCCACGTTGGGCAAAATATCATTATTTATAATAGACTGGCACAACTCTCTAACGTCGGCTATGTCTCCGATACATTTAAAAAAGGACACGACTATAGCTTCATTGGTGAGAGAGCCCAGGATTGAAGAACTAGCTTTTGTAGCTATAAAATTCATTACCGCGTCTATGGTGTCACGAGAAGCAGATCCCAATAATAATTGACATACCTCTATGGGTACTAAGATTTGCGAGACTTGCGACAAAAATCCTTTTCCAAGGGATGCTGAAATATTATAATCTCCAAAACAAATATCGGCGCCCGCATTTCGATCTAGAAGGTTTAATCCATCGTCTTCTGGGGCCGGTAGATTTAAATTAATGAGGAGATCGGCAATATCTACAGCCCCATACTCGCCGGCCTGAGCTGCCATGGCGGCCTGTTTGATATTACATTGTTGTTTAACAAGCTCCACTAAAGCTTTTATAATGGCCTTAAGGGCTTCGAACAAAGCATCTATAATAACTTTTTCTATTTGTTCTTGTAAATCGCCAGTAATGGTAAACATTCCTGCAAGTTCTTTCTCGGTCGGGAACTTAGGGATTGTGATAGGTAATGGTTTCTTTGGCTTTTTAAAAAGACTGCCGGCCGACTCGATAAGACTCGATAAATCTAAACTCATAGAGGGGGCGGATCCGCTTTGTCCCGCCAGAATACACAAAATTGCTTCGCGTATCAGTGCGTCCAGCCCAAAGCGATTGATAACTTCTGTAATGATTCGGACTGGCTCGGATCCTTGTATTTCCTCAAACATGTTTTCAATTTCTTTACCGGGGTCTTTGGCGGCTTTTTCGAATCTTTTGGTTTCCTGTAACCAAATCTTTTTCTTCCTTTTTGGGTCTTCTCGTTTCTTTCTAGCTGCAGCTTCCTGCTCAGCGGTTTGGGCCACTTCTTGGGCAGCTCCGGCGGGATTTTCAGGATCTATGCCCTTAACGGTGCCGGGTATATCATTAGAATCCGCAACCTGGGCCGGCTCAGAGTGGGAGGGTCCAGAGTATTTGATCGCATATTTAGATCCAACATTCTTAGAAGTGGAGGCAATATTTTCTAAGAAATGAATAAAACTGCTACGCTGACCTTGTCGCTTGTTAATGCTCTTGGCTAAGCCCACTATCTTGTCCCAGCGGGCCATGTATATTCTAGTTTGAACTATGTTTAGAGGAGCGCTTTCTAATGTAGGGAGCAAGCCAATTTCCATCGAGGGGCTGCGCGCTCCTCTTTTTGAAGGAACGTCGCTAGAGACTGCCACGATATTAAATTTATTGTCAAAATTTATACTAATGCTGGTGCCCGAATTGGGCGATGTAGATACCTTATTTAAGGAAGCCAAATCGATAATCTTATTTATGGCTGCAGAAATATATGAAAATTCTTTCATAAAATCAACGCCGGGCTTCACTTGACCATCAAAATATTCGTATTGTATAGAGAATTTTTTAAATAACTTTTTAACTAAGTTTATGTCATCATTAAGAGTATCTAAAGAGAAAGTTGTTCCAGAGCTAAAGCCTCCATATCCCCGGGCATCCGCCCAATATTCCGTAGGCGATCTGGTATACTGAGATGGAGGTATAGTAACCAGTTCGCCGCTACTAGATAAAAATAGTTTATTCCTGCCTCTTTTTTTAGATAGAAGGTCTCTAGTACACGAAAACCACACCCTGTATGTATCCCCGGGCCTATTGCCCTTTCGGATTCTTTCCAATTTGAGGGACGCTAGAATATTATTAAAAATAATAATTGTTGGGGCTGAGGTCCCGCCACTAGCATCATGCACCTCCCACCACAAAGGCAAATAATATTTCATAAATGCTATGGCGGCGCGCCACTCTAAATCCCCGCGGTGCTGAGATACTTCTGCCTGGTCTTCATAATCTGTTTGAAGAACGATATTATACTTGTCAGAATGATAGTAGGGAATATTTCTTTCTTTGCTAAACCAGTCTAGTATTAGGTTGGGGGTTGTCATAATATCAATTAGTATAGTTGTAAGTGCTGTTTATGTAGGCTCCGGACTTGCCCAGCGCTTCCGCCTCTTTTCCTAGGCCAGCGAAGGGGAACTGCAAATAAGTAAGCTTGACACCTGTGGTGGCCATCATGTGTTTATTTATTCCTATCTCTACCTTTTCTACTGTATCGATCATACACTCAATAGCCGCCTGTATCGACTGCGGACTTTGGCTTGATTCGCTGCCGTAAAATTTTGTAAAATGTGTGTGATTCATTAATCCGGAATTAAAATCTTTTTGGAAGGTGACAAAATTATATAACAATTCTCTTAATGAATTTATTAATTTTAATGTTTCCTTCATCATGGCCACAAGATTGTCACCCTTAACCAGAGGCTGCATGTCTGAGTCATCGTTAAGAGCAATGAGGTCAATGCCCGGATTTCCCATTATTTCGCCACCTTGAGAATTTTGTGTGTCTGTCTTGGTTATAAGTTTAATTCCTTCTCGCCCAACAATTCGAATAGCATCTGCTTTCAAACCAACTGCGGATCTAGGCTCGTCATAAGAAGTCGTGCCCATCATGGCACCCTTTCCATCTGCAAGGCCTTCTGGCCCCATATAAGTATCAATATCTGATTTTTGAGAGATATATACGCGCGCCGCATCCATAGTAAAGTCGGGATTTTTGAATATTTTTTTTCTCTTCTTGTCTTTTTTAGCAGCCCTTGCACCCATGCGACCAGCGACAAGGTCAATTGCTGCGCAGTGTGTATTTCCCAAGCCTCCGAAACCAGAATCGGGGCCACCGGGGCGGTCGACTCCCAGTACGATAAAGGCATTCCCTTTCTTTATAACTCTTTCGGCTGGTGTTTTGATAAACGCGGGAACATCTCCGTTTAAACGTTGACCTCCGCCAATACCAGAAAAATCTAATTTGACCTCAATTGGCATGTCACCAATTTGATCTCGGATATCCGGATCGAAATTTTCATGGTCGATTGCTTTTTTGTCCATCCTAGGCTTAGAGTTCAAAGAGGCTCCAGCAACGGAAGAAATAATGTTTGCTGCCACTTGAGTAGCAGCAGCGAAGGCTTCAGCTGGGTCGGGCATGGGTGGTTTCTTTTTAGTATCTTCTGCCATTTTACTCTCCTATCTAATTATCTAATACTTGAAGTATTTTTCCTACTTATTTAGCAGAACTGCTAAAATAGAAAACCCTAGCACACCGATAGCGATGGCCCTATGGCCTTCGGAGCCTGGGTGAAGACCGTCGCCACTATTATAATTTTGGGATAACCAATCGCGAGAACCAGGCTTAATAATGCCTGTCTCTGTAGAGTTCTTCTCGGTAGTGGAAAATACCTCCCACGGGATCGCCCCATTAATAAGGCCTCCTTCCTGGCTGTGGATCCACTCATTATATTTTCTTGTTGCTGTCATTAATCTTATTCGTTTCTCGCTAGACCACACACTTGATCTACTACCATCGGCAAGTAGGCGCGATTCGGCGCCCCATCCATACCACCCATGTAAAGTTATAACAAATCTTTTCATGCTAGACCTTTCAGATCTCAAATAATTTAAGAGAGTCGAAAGAGCATTTATAGCTCCTTGCGGGGTATAGCCCTCGTCATCTTTAATGTTGACGCCCATTCCGTTGGCCCCTCCAAAGATTATTACCGCGTCATAGTCATCTAATTTCACACACCCTGATGCGACATTTGCTTTTAAATGAGAAAGTATAGAATTAGTCTTTCCTGCTAGTACCATACTACCTTTCGCGATTCTGTCCAGATTTAGCATTCCATCGGCACTACCCGCCCACGTGCTGTCGCCGGATACAAAGGATGCGCCAAGAGCCAACACTCGTGGCTTGGGTGATCGAGTAGATGGTCTGAAATATTCATCGCAACCTTCTATTAAAGGAGGGGGTGGTTCATAAAGGGCAGGATTTGTTGGTACGGTCATCCGAGCTTGTCCCGTATTACTAAATTGCATAGAAGCTTTATCTTCACCTTGAAGGGGGATTCTTCTATCCCATTGAACTTCTACTATAGTGGCCAGGGCGCCCCTTTCTTGGTCTTCAAACACTATTTGAACCGGAGTTCCATAATCAATTGGCCCATAGTTTTCTCCAAGCGGGGCTAAGGCATCTCTGCAAATATTAATCAAGGACTCGTCTGCCTCTCCGGTGAATTTTTTTGGCAGCTGCTTAAAACTATCCAATTCGGCTATAAAGACCTTGTAACTATAATACGTTTCAGATTTATGAACTCTATCATAGCTTGCCAAAGTGCGCTGAAAATTAGATGCAGCCCACGGTCGCGGCTGTTGTGTAGATCGAATTATAATTCCATTCCATCGGCATTTTCCCTCTAAAAGATCAGCAGAATAATAATTCTCATTGCTATTCCGAGTAGCCTCGGACACAACAACGCGAGATGGGTCGAAACTTGGCTGAGTAACAACATTGGTCATACTGTTCATCTGACCAAATCGAATCTGAGTAATTTTGTTTATCTTTTTGTTAGTCATTATAATTAAGCACTTAGTGTCCCAAAAATTTGACCAGCTGTACTATCTTTGTCTAGATTCTGGCGAACGGTATGCACTGCGTCCAGTATAGGCGTAATATATTTGGAATGGGCTTTGTTGCCGCCAGTCCCACTCCACCAGGATTGACCTCTTTCAAGATTGCCAGCCCCTTCGTGATATTCGTCGTATTGTATAGGAATCCCCGCCCACTCATAAGCTATTGACTGAGCAGCGCCCTCGGCGTCGTCGTGACGGCCGGCAAAAAACATTCCAGCTCTTCCCTGCTTCCACATTATCAAAGCAGTGCCAAGTATATCTTGAGTTTCGGCACCATAATATTTATCTTTAATGGCGTCGGTTCCCCCAGGATAATCGGCAGCTACGACTGGTATAATTAGTTTCATAGTATCTGGAATTATCTGATAGCGCCCAGCAGCAAAAAGATTTGTGCGACCTTTATCTTGTTGGCTCTGTATTTGACTAACTTTCACACTACCTATATTCGTACCGCCGAATAGTCTAGTGCTCATACGTATGGAGCGGTAATTGTTGGCGCTTACTTTATAATTTCCCGCATCATACTGCGCCGCTCCAGCTTCGGTAGTTCCTATCACATCAAGCACCGGCTTGAACAGGTGTGAAATACTTTCAATTTCAGAATAATTTAATTTGAGGCCCGCACCAATTCGTTTTGGTTCGTGATTGCCGGATTGACCCACAAGCCGAACTTGCCGCGGAGCGGATGGTGTAGAAACCACGTTTTTAAAAAGGCCGGCAGAGCTTTTTTCTCCCTGGAGCGGGATACGCTTGTTGTGCTGAACATCAACAATAGTGGCTATGATACCTTTTTCCTGGTTATCAAATACCACTTCAACGGGAGTCCCATAATCTAAGATGCCCCAGCTTTTTCCTATGGGAGCAACCGCATCACGACAAATATTGATTAAGTTGTTGTCCGCATCTTCAGTAAATTTGGTAGGCAATTTTCTAAAACCATCTAACTCAGCTATAAATATTTTATAGGTATAATGAGCCTGGGCCGGAGGACTTTTACTAAAAGAGGCCATGGTTCTTTCAAAGTTTGAGGTTATATAGGGTCTATTTTGTACAGTCGTTCTTAATACGATAGCGTTCCATTGACATTTCCCTTTTAATAAATCCCCGGTAAAATAGTCTATATTGCTGCCCTGCAACGTACTGGTTACTCGAACTCTAGAAGGATCAAATGATTTGCGTCCGATTGAGTCCTTTAAAGGATTCATTTGACCAAACCGAAGGTCTTTAAGACTATTAATCTTTTTATCAATCACAACTATACCACCGGGTCAAAGCCCAGCCCCCTAAGATTTCCTACAAATCTATCCGATCGGGCCGGTCGATGTTCTGCAGCGGGTCTTTCTATATTATGAAGCCACCAATCGTGGTACTCTTGTGAAGTCGTGTATTTACTGCAGTCAAGAACTGTAGAATATTGTGTTTTTAATTTGTGAGCTACAAACTGTATTTGTTTTTTGTACCCCGATTCTCCAGTTAGTACCTTGAGCTTTTCCTCATTGCTGCTATTGGTAACTCCGGCCCACTTTAACATTTGCCATCCGAGAGCATGCTCTACGCAAACATTCATTTGAAATAACCCAAAAGAGCAATAAACTCCCTTACGAGCGCTCCACGCGCCGGGTACATAATCAACATAAATTCCGCCCGGAGAGCCGGGGCCGCCTTGACGACCAGATGAAGGGGGATCGCCAGGAACGTTTGGGTCAAATTTAGATTCGTTCAAAGCATTAACCACAATTCCATGACGTAAAGCAACACATTGGATGTCGCCATAGGTGGCAAGATCCTGAAATAATTGTTGCCCATTTCGTACACTGGCTTCTGACATCTTAATGGGTGCTCCGGAAGGAGCTGTTAGAGAGGGCCCAGGAGGGGCGCCCACAGTACCGGCTGTTCCATAGTGGCCTCTGTCGCGGCGGGCGCCAGAGATTACATTCTTGAACATATTATCGGGAGTGTCACCGGGCTGAAGAGGGATACGTCCATCATAAAACACCTCGACTACTGTAGCGAGGCCGCGGGCGGTGGCAGAACCATGATTCTCGAATATCACCTCGATGGGTGTACCATAATCTAAATTGCCCCAATTTTTTCCCAATGGCGCAACAGCATCGCGACAGATATTAATCAGATTTTCATCAGGCAATTCGCCATTCGGCCCAAGCGTAAAGCGTTCAGGAAAGCCGGCGCCGTGTGCTGCATCTTTTTCTATAATAATAATCTTGTAGCTATAATAAAGTTCCGTCCCCTTGGTGGTCCGATCTAGCGCCGACAAAGTTCTTTGGAAACTGGAGGCTAGCCATGGACGCCTCTGTTGAGTAGATCTTAGTACAATAGCGGGCCAGCGGCCTTTTCCTTGTAGAAGATTTGGAACAAATTGATTAATGTTCTTTGCCTGTATGGCTCCCGTAGCAGTGATGGTCGCTGTATCAAAATAGGCGGTACCCTGTGAACTTTCTAAAGGATTCATCTGGCCATATTTAATATCTTCTATACTGTTAATTTTATCATCAGCCATCTACTCTTCCTCGCCGTCATCATTTAGTATATCATAGAGTTCTTCTTTGTCTTCTTCTGATAGGCCTGTGACACCCGATTGTTGTTTTTGGAGTAGAGCTGTTAGCTTTACCATCTGCTCATTAGAACGTTGTAGGTTTTCTACATACTTGGCAGCGATGGAGCCTAACTCGCGACGAGCAGAGTCACCACTCTTCATATCGTTCATGGCATCCATAAGCAATGTTTTAGCTAATGCACGATCTTCTCTAATATTGCGCGTTGCCTCGTTAATATAATCTTCTAAATTTCGCCGCTTTCCCATTTTCCTCTAAAGGTCCTATATTTTTTACGAAGTTTATTTAGGTTATTGACGACCTGTTTGGTGTTAAGCCCTGTAATCTCTCGTAAGTATAAATAAATAGCTTTTTTGTTGAAAATTTCGATATCATTTGAGGACTCAAAAAGAATTTTTACAGCATCCAACACCTTTTTCTCGTTTTCTTTAAACATATCATCGTCCCATTTCGACAGTTCTTCATAAAAATGTTTCCAGAACTCTAAATCTTCTCGGACTTGATCATATTGTTTTTCCTGGGATATCACCTCCTCTTCGAGTTGGTTTATCATATCTTCCAGAAAAACCTCTTTTCTGGCACGGCGGGCGTTTTGTTTAACTTTATGAATAAACCAGTTTTTTGTTACAACAGAAAAATATGAAAAGGCTTTAGATCCCTTGGAGGGGTCAAACTTATCAAGTATGGTTGTTAACCAGACTTTACAGTCCTGTCGCAGGTAGTCGATGTTCGGGAGAGATGTAAACCGATAAGTAAAAATTATTTTATTGACCATCTCATCAAAGGCCGGCTGGATTAATTCAACATACAACTTAGTTCTTCTGTCGCGATCTGTAATCCTAGCATATTCTACTATGGCATCTTCGTGAATTTGTGTAAAATAATAATTCTTACGCCTCTTGGCGCGCTTCTTCTTCAACTTCGTCACTATCTAACTCCTCTTCTAGAGATTCCATATCTAATGTCAAGTCGTATATATCTTCAAATTTTTCTAGCTCTTTACGAATAAATTTGATTTTGCTAATCAACTCTTGTATAACTGGCTCTCCATAAAACACATCCATATTATAAAGAGAATCGCAAAACTTCTCGAATACTCGAAAAGCAATATATAGATCTCCCAAATTATCCGATGTATACAACAACTTGGCGAGAACCTTATAACCATACCATATTAAAAATATATTTAAGAAGATAGAGAAGATA